ATGGCTACCTTAAACTTAAAAATCCTCCCGAACAGACGTAAATTGTCGGGTAAACTTGGAATTTATGTATCTTTAACTTTTAAGAAGGAAGTTCGGTATATCTCTACCGAATTCGAGGTTGATGATGAATACCAGTTTGAAAACGGAAAGGTGTGTTACCGCAAGGATGCGGCAATCATGAACAAAAGAATACAGTATGTGCTGGGTATATACCGGGAACGGATGGAAGGTCTCAATCTGAATAGGTTTTCTAACTGTGCACAGTTGAAAGAAGTGTTGATGAAGGATGGGGAGGAAGCTGAGGTGATAACGGTGCGGCAGCTCTTTGAAAGAAGAATAGAGCGTCTTGAAAAAGAAAAGAGAATCTCATACGCGGAAATGAACCGCTATACCTGCAAGGTTATCGTGTCTCTCATTGGTGATATACCTATAGATTACCTGACAAAACGTGATATCCGGGAAACGCTCTTCAAGGGGATGCAGCGCAGAGGATATGCGAAGGGGAATATACAGATGCGCATGACCCATTTCAAGGCTGCTATCAATGAAGCTATAGACGAAGGGTTGGTGAAGTATGACGAACACCCGTTCAAGGGATTTACCATGCCGCAATCTGAACCCAAGCTGATGGACATAACCGTCACGCAGTTCCAGCGTATTCGGGACATGGTAACATCTGACAGCAAACTCATGCTGGCGCGTGACCTATTCCTCCTGTCGTTCTACTTGGGTGGGATCAACCTTGCAGACCTTGTTGAAACGGATTTGTCAAGCAAGACAATGACATACGTACGAAAAAAGAGTGCAGAACACAAGACGGGAGAAAGAACTACATCTTTGACCATACCCGATGAGGCGAAAACAATCATCAATAAATACATTTTGGGAAACAGGTTGAACTTATCGTTTTGTAACGGGTACAAGAATCTGCAACGTTATGTCAACAAATGTTTCGCAGCCTTGGCACAACATATAGGCATTCAAACTTCATTCTCTTACTATGCCGGCAGAAAAACATTTGCACAGTTCGCTTTTATGATAGGAATAAGGACAGAGGTGGTGGAGTATTGTATAGGACAGTCTGTGAAAAAGAACAGACCTATTTACAATTATGTGCGAGTGATGCAGAAACAGGCTGATGCGGCAGTACGGAAAGTAATACAATATACTGTAGATCCGGAAAGCTTTGAAACTGAGAACATCCCTTAGAGGATGCCGTCCCACTACTTTGTACACAAAGGTAATTAAGGGATATAAAATAAACGGTTGCTGTCATCACTGATAGCAACCGTTTCAAATAATTAGAATAACAACTTAAAAATAGCGTCTATAATAATCTCTCTATCCTTATTTTCTTCTTATTCTGATGGCAATGACCTTTGCTGTTTTATTCTTGCAGTATTGGCAGCAAAATCGCTGTGCACATGTTTCGCAGTTGCGACACATATCTAGTAGATATTGTTTTTCCCGTTTGAGCACATCAACCTTGTATTGCAGGTCTAAAATGACATTTTTTATAGTTTCTTCCATAATAAAAAAAGTATTAGAATCTATTTGGTATTTTATAGAAGAAACAATGTCAGATTCGTTATTGTTTAACCGTAATTGACATTTTTCTTTTCTTCAATTTGCTTTTCAAGGAATTTAACTTTCTCTTCTAATAATACGATGGTGTCATGTTGGTTGTCAATAATATTTTTGTAGAAATCCCCTTTATTTCTTAATGCTTCTTGCAGTTCGAGAAATATTTTTCCACCATTTGAAAAATACTCTGCCCATTCCAAAAAACTAAAACAATAGCCTGTTATCGGTTCTGTATAATCGCCACAATTCCACATGTCTTTCAGTATGGATACAGTTGTAGGGTAATCATCACCATATACTGATGATACTAAATCAGGATATTGATTGATGAGTTCGTCTGTCCATTCCTCAAGGTTTCTGATTCCATCATTATATATCAAGTTAAAGGCAGCTTCTTGCAACCTGATGCGGAGTTGTTTTTCTTCTTCTTTTTCAACTTCTTCAAATTTGTAATCTTCCATACTTCTTTTTGTCTAATAATTATTGTATGTGTTATCGCTAAAGAACATTATTAATTTGATCCTTACATATCATATAACCCGCTATGGCAGCAACTATATTTGTAAGACTGTAACTAAGCCATTCCATAAATTCCCATCCCTCGTAGGTTGCATGAATCTTTACGATGGTGTTTACACAATAAATAAGATACAAAATAAGTAAAATAAAACAAACTATTTTGCGAAAACGTGGAGCTATTAATGTACCTGTATAGATAAATGCAACAGAGCCAATAGAACCTGCAAAAAGTTCTACTATCCAGTTAAAAAAGGCATTGTTTATAAAGAAAAATACCCAATGGGTCATTAATACTAATTGATAAGCTCCCAAAAGTACAACCCCTGATAAAGGCAGTACTAATATCCATCGTAGGGTTTCTAATAAATGTTTTTTCATATCAAGCAGTTTTTACTCCTTCATCTGCTTTTTGGACCATTTTTTCTAGAAATTTAATTCTTTCTTTCTGCATTTGGATTAAATCATGTTGGTCGTTCACAATTTTTTTATACCATGTTTCATCAAAATCATTTGCTTGAGTTGAATTACTGGATTCATTCAAAATCATATTTCCTGTGCCACGAAGTAACCATTCTGCGGACAAGTCCGGATAATAGAGAAGAAGTTCCTTTGCTCTATCTACGGTAATACTCTTTGCTTTCGTGAAGGCACCATTTCCCCAACCAAGTTCTCTCTCTGCTGATGTAGGAGAAACCCCTTTGTAATTTAGGTATTCTTGAATTCTCTCTTTTACTGTCATAGCTATATTTCTTTAATGTTAATAATTTAAAATTGGTAGAATATATTCCTTTATTTGCTTTTAATTAAGGAATATATTCTTTTTATTTGCATTGTGATTATAAATCATAATCACATGAGCGATGATTAATTTTCAAATATAGATAAACGATATGGAAACAGCAAACATGAAATGTAGAATTTGGCTTCCCTATGGGAAGAAGGCTAAACTGGCTTCTTATTTCGGTGTCAGTAGTGAAACTGTGAGAAAAGCATTGGCTTTTGAATGTGGGGACAATGACTTTCATGAGACGATACGTAAAGAGGCGATAAAGAATTATGGTGGGCAGAAAATATTTATTCCATGCAAGTATGCAGGTTAACCATGATAACTAAAAAGACAACAGGAGGAATGAATATGAACAGATTATCCAAGCAGTGTATAGTTTTTATAGCGGGTATGATCTCATTCCTGTATGTTCTGGGATTGGTAGGGCATCAGGATTACATTGAGGAGATATTGTATAACATGCCTCAGGAAACTTATGATGTGATTGTACAGAAGCTGGGAAACGTGTCAAGATCGGAGATTGCTGCTGAATATGAGGCGAACAGGGCATTTTATGATAACCTTAACAAGTAAATTATGAGACGTGATTTTCAAACATCAAAGGCAGAGGAAGAATTAGGGAACCTTTTTCTTGTTGCCAGGAAGAAGGGCATAACATTTACAAAGAGAGAGGCATCCAGATGGGTCGGAGGTCGGTATGTTCTTGAAAGGCTCGTGGCCGAGAGGAAAATACGGATGGCAAAGCCCGGGGACAGGCAGAACTCGGAATGGAAATGCAATGCGGAGGATGTGTTACGCCACGCATTCAAATATTAAGAATACACTTTAAAACCTTGAACTTATGAGTATAAAAAGAACGTATTGGACCAAACAGGAGATAGATATACTGTGTGCCATGTATTCCAACACAAAGGCTGCCTGTATACAGGATATTCTTACGCGCCACAGCCTCAACTCAATCTATAAAAAGGCGCGTGAACTTATGCTTGATGCGTACTCGTTTCATCTTGAAGAAATACATTATATCCGTTCCATGGCACAGGATATGACGGTGAAGCAATTGTCACAGAAGATGGGATATAGCGAGCGTACTATTTACCGCCGCTTGAAAGCCATGCGTACCAATTCATAAATAGTTCCGTTATGAGCAAATCACCTGAACATGATTTACAGACCCGGTGTGTGATCTGGTTTCATTACCGATTTCCACATCTGAAACCTTTGTTCTTTTCCGTTCCCAACGGAGGATATAGAAAGAAGGCTGAGGCAGCGCGTCTTAAGGCGGAAGGTGCTAATGCCGGAGTGTCTGACCTTATATTGCAGCTGCCTGCCGGAAAATGGTCAAGCCTCAACATTGAGATGAAGGCAGGTTCTTCACAAAGGGAAGAACAGAAAGTATATCAGACATGCGTGCAGGTATCTGGAGGACGCTACGAATTATGCCGTTCCTACGAACAGTTTGTTGATCTGGTTACCGAATATATATCGCAAGTTGATGGACGGGTACTGGAACGGCTTCGTCAGATACATCTTGAACGCGAGGAGGAGGAAAAGCAGAAAATACGTAAGCAATATCAAAAAAGAATAAGTAAAACATTAAAACCATAAATCATGATTGTAGAAGCAACAGGAAAGGTCATGCAGGTTCTTTCAAAAATAGAAGGGGTCAGCGCGAAGACCGGAAAGGCATGGGAGAAATACACATATCTTATAGAGCAGTCGGGTATGCGTCCTACTTCTCTAGTGGTTTCAGTATTTAACTATGGGGAACACGTAGGAGAGCTCCTTAATATGGGGGATACTGTAAGAATGTCTCTTCGCATAGAGGCGCATTTTGTAAAGGATGGACAGAAATGGTATAATGAGGTTACGGCTTTCAATATTGTATCTTTCCGTTAAAGTTAAAATTAAAACGAAGTATTAATGGGTAAAGTAAAAATCTATATAAGTGGACCGATAGCGCATTATGATCTTCATGAGCGGAAGCATGCTTTTCTCATGGCGAAAGAAAGACTTGAATCACAAGGTTATGATCCTGTGAATCCTTTCGATAACGGTGTTCCTGATAATGCGCATTGGAGAGAGCATATGAGAGCCGATATCGCGATGTTGCTGAAATGTGACGCTATTTTCATGCTTCCCGGATGGGAACTGTCTAAAGGATGCAAGCTTGAGCTTGATGTGGCTTCAAGCTGTGGTATAGCCGTTATTATCGAACCTGTTCAACCCTGTGACTATGACGTTAAAAAGAGTGGAGCCGAAACGTGTGTACTGCCGTAATTGCGCCAATAGTTCGGACCATCGGGGCAATTCATGTTTCTGTAGTGCGAAGGGGCATCGCGAATGCGCCTGTAACAAGTACGGACAGATATGTAAGTTCTACAAAAAGATCATATAGAAACTCTAATAATATGGTTTATGGCAACAAGAAACAGATTATACAAGCTTCACTATTTGCTTCGTAAAAAAGGCAATGAGGTGAATGTTAAAGATAGGACAGTATACCGGAGAGCCAAGCTCCTTCCTGCCATAGAGGAGAAATGGATGAAGGAACTGATAGAAAATGGATATATGGTGGGGAACAACCTGTTTGCCCCTCTCCCCAATAATAACTCTTAAACTTAATAGAAATGGCAACACATGGAATGACAATAGCAAAAGCATCTAAGGATGATTTTGAGAAAGTGTATAATCTGCTTTCTCCGATGGAGGAACTCTTCAACAGCAAATGGTGTAATGAAGAAGAAATGTTATGATTTAAAACGATATAAATATGAACCAAATGAATATAGAATTAAGTAAGATGCAGCTTATTCATTTAGGCAATATCTGCAAAAAAGGATGGGGTGGATATAGTGAGCCTTCCGACGATTTAGAAGAAATGATAAAAAACGGTTTGTTGACGAAATCGGCTGGACCATTTGGTGATGTTGTTTATCGTCCAACTGATGCTGGGCGTAGTTATATTAATGACTTCAATAAAAGATAGGAAGGAGCAAATTATGAATAAAAGAGCAATCCAAATAGACGTAATTGGGAAAGTAGAAGGTACTCAATTTATGAAGTGCAAGCTATATACAAATGAAAACATTGTCATTATCATGATGAATGAATTTGATTATGAACGGTTGAAAAAGGAAGGAATCTTCATAAGAGATGGCAAAAGTCGAGATTCAGCCGGAGTGTTGAATACAACTAATACTTTCATCGAAGAAAATTAATACTCAAAACGGAACAGAAATGAATACAACTTTTGAAAAATCGGCTAATAGTACCGATGAATGGTACACACCGAAAGAAATTATAGACGCATTAGGTGAATTTGATTTAGACCCATGTGCCCCAGTATCCCCCCTATATAAAACAGCAAGTATCATGTACAACAAAAATGACGATGGATTAAAACAGGAATGGAAAGGTCGTGTTTGGTTGAACCCACCTTATTCCCGTCCTCTTATAGAAAGTTTCGTTAAACGGATGGCAGAACATGGAAACGGCATTGCTTTACTTTTCAATCGCTGCGATTCAAAGATGTTTCAGGATATCATCTTCAAAAAGGCAACAGCGATGAAGTTTTTGCGTAACCGAATTAGGTTTTTCCGTCAAGATGGCACTCGTGGAGATTCTCCCGGTTGTGGTAGTATTCTTATCGCTTTTGGTGAGGATAATGCGGAGGTAATAAAAACTTGTGATATTGCAGGTAAGTACGTTAGAATAAATTAGAGCAAAATATAGAAATGAACAAGAAAGAGCAGCAAGCAATAGACTTCCTTCGCAGTATGGAACGTGACGATCTGCTATCACTCGGATTCTCCGGAGGTAAGGATAGTGTAGTTATACTTGACCTAGCTGAACGTGCAGGCATTAAGTATAATGCGATCTACGCTAACACCACAGTAGATCCACCGGGCACGATTAGCTTTATAAAGAAAAACTATCCGCAAGTTCAGATAATGCATCCAAAGAAATCTTTCTTTAAGCTGATTGAGGAGAAAGGTTTTCCATCTCGTTTACGTCGGTTCTGCTGCGAGAGGCTGAAAGAGCGATATGGAATTGGCAAACGTAGTATTGAAGGAATGAGAGCTGCCGAAAGTAGAAATCGAAAAGATTATGAGCCGGAGCAGTGTGATACAAGAAAATGGATGAAAGGCGCAAAGCATATTCTTCCTATCCTCACATGGACAGAAGAAGATGTTTGGAATTACATTCGTGAGCGTGGTTTGCCATATTCGAAATATTACGATGCTCCATATAACCTTTCTCGACATGGTTGCATAGGTTGCCCGCTCTGCAATTACAGGCAGATGCAGCTGGAATTTAAGATGTTCCCCGGCTATGCAAAACGGATGATAGTAGCCATTGAAAGATATATGAGCACTCACCCGAACGGTTTTCTTGCTCGCAATTTTGCAGACGGCTATGAAGCTTTCTATTACTATATTAATGAAGTCTCTATTGCAGATTTTCATGAGCAAAAGAAAGGATTATTCAGATTTAGCGCAAGGGAAATTATTCGAAGAGAGATTTTAAATCAATTAACGTAATACGGAACAGAAATGAACGGTGAAACAAAAATCATATTAGATGCCTGTTGCGGTAGCCGAATGTTTTGGTTTGATAAAGAAAACCCTTTGGCTTTGTTTGCTGACATTAGGGACGAAGAATACATTCTTTGCGATGGCCGAAATCTGAAAGTCCACCCAGACATCGTATCGGACTTTACCGATATGCCGTTTTTGGATAAATCCTTTAAACTGGTAGTGTTTGATCCACCCCATTTGCTAAAAGTTGGTAAAAATAGTTGGTTAGCCAAGAAGTATGGTAAACTTCCTGAAGATTGGCCAAGGGTGATAAAAAAGGGAATTGATGAATGCTTTCGTGTTCTGGATGACTACGGAGTTCTGATTTTCAAATGGAATGAGGATCAGATAACAGTTAGGGAAGTATTGAGTGCCATCAATCGGCAACCACTCTTCGGCCATACTACTGGAAGACATGGAAAGACCATGTGGATGTGTTTTATGAAACTGCCAATTAACGAATAACTGATTAGAAAGGAATTAAAATATCATGAATGCCTTACAATTTAAAAAACTGAAAATCGGAGATCGAATATTAACCTATAATGGTGCGTGTACCACTGTGACTGACATTGACCGTATGGCAGGAAAGTTGACCTGTGGCAACGGACAATGGAGAGATTACCATCGTGTGCGTATGGCGGTTGAAACAGATCTGCTGGTTGAACATAAGAGAGTTCAGGATTACGTACCACCTGATACAGTCATTCTTTCTCGTGCCTTGTTGCTTAAATTGGGCTTCTCAAAAGTATGTATTCTTCGCGCTATAGAAAATTGCGGGCCGGATGGCTTTTTGGGAACCTTGCAGGATCTTTTTGTCAGAACGGAATTTATCTCTATCGAATATGTGCGGAATCTTGTTCCGGTAATGATAAGGGAAGGACTGATACAAAGAAAGGTTGTAAAACGTGGCTTGTTCAGGCTGACTATTAATAAATGATTAAATAATATACTCGTATTATGGGACAGGAAAGCAGACGGAAGTCTTTTGTTTTTTATACTGAATGGAAAGAGGTGTTAGTGGATTATCCACCGGAGGTCAGACTTGAAGTGTACGATGCGGTCATTGAATATGCCGAGTCGGGGACATTGTCGGAGCTGAGACCGTTGGCTAAAATGGCATTCTCCTTTATAAAGAAACAGATAGATTACGATAACGATAAATAAAATAAGAAAAAAAAAATTGGATTGTATGGAATTTGAGCTATCTTTGTGGCATAAACTTCGCCAAAGTTTAGACATATATAAATCTTCAGCATGGGTATTTTCATATCTATACGGACTTTTATACCATAAAGATACAGCCGTTAGTGTTCCCTTCTTGGACATTCATGTGAAGACGTGTATGTTTGTACTTTGGCGAGTTTTGAGGGAAGCTAACGGCTTTCCTTATAAACATAAGACTCAAATTTCATTAAGAACAATGCCAAAGTACAATGGAATGGGAGTTAAGTCGAATAATAGTACACTTACTTCTGCGCGTGGCGTAGCGAAATCCGCCATATCACAATCCGTTCCCTTCAATAGCTGGGAAGAATATTCCAAATTTCTTAAACGTATCATTGATGACCAGATGTGGATCAGGAAGGAGTTGCAAGCCTTTGTTGTCCGTCATGGCCTTTATCCTGATTTCATACGAGAACTCAGTATGGAAGCGGACAGGAGAAAAAGCCTCATCTTGGAAATAAAGACAAAAGTGGAGGAAAGAAAAGAATACTCAAACAAATGTAAGAGGTTACGGATATGTTAGAGACAATCATTCTTTTTGCTTGTATTTATGCGTCTTTTCGTGTAATACGCAAGGACGGAGATGTATTCTTCGGCAACAACTAAAAACAGAAACCAGAATCTGTTTTATTAACTAATAACTGTTATGTCTAGACCAATAAAAATAGGGTTCGATTATTTCCCTTTTGACGTGGATTTCTTTTCAGATATCCGCATCAGAAAGCTGACCAAGTCTCAGGGTGGGAAGGCCGTGACCGTATATGCTCTCCTGCTGTGTCTTATTTATAAAAACGGGTATTACATTCGGTGGGATAAAGAGTTGCCTTTCATTATTTCGGAACAAACGGGGTATGAAGAGGTGTATATACGGGAGGTCATCAAGTACTGCCGGACTATCGGCTTGTTTTCTGATGAAGTATTTTTATCTGACAATATCCTGACGTCAAAGGGAATACAGAAACGCTATTTACAAATGTGCGCTAGTGCAAAACGGAAAGGTGATGTAACAGATTATTGTCTGATTGATGAATTGTTTTCTTCTTCAAAAACTGGGGTTTCTTCCGAAGAAACTAGGGTTATTTCGGAAGAAACTAGTATTAATTCGGAAGAAACTAGGGTTTTTCCCGGAAAAAGTACACAAAGAAAAGTAAAGGAAAGAAAAGAATATAGTTCAAAAAGAGAGAAAGAAAAAGTTTTGTTTTATCCGGAAGAAAAACCTTTGCCGGACGCATATTCTGAAATCAGGACAAATGCGTCATGGGCGGAACAATTCATCATGAACAAGCACCATGAAGGCTTCAAGGATTTCGATGAAGCAAAGCTTGCCGGGTTGCTGGACACATTCTTTAGGAAATTACAGAACGAGAACAGGACAGGTGTCATGATAAGTGATATCTATCGTCATTTCTCCAATTGGGTCAATATTCAATTAAAAACCGAATCCGATGAAAGAACCAAAACAGATAAAAGAACTAATGCCCGGACCGGAGGACAGGACTACAATTACGGTCATGAAATCGATCCCCCACACATCATCAAACTGGGAGGACAGGGGAAAGTATAACTTCCGGATGGGAGACGTAAGGATGATGTTGTCCGATGAGGAAATAGAGAAGTTCTGGAAGCACAGGCTGATACTTTCCATGCGGACTGTTACTCCTGATTTCATGGTGGACGATTCAAATTGTCAATTGCTAAGCGAGATATACCAATGGGTATGGCATAAGTCAGATGTGCTGTCCGGAAAGAAAGGAATATTGCTCTATGGTCCGGTGGGAAGCGGGAAGACCACCATCTTGAAAGGACTGCAAGTCTATATGGCACTTATCAACAGACTGGTATACGGTTGTCGCCGTTCCGACATCTGTTTTGAGATGCGTTCGGCCACGGAGATAGCCTTACGTTATTCCTCCCAAGGTACGGAGGCGCTTGACAGATGGACAACAAAAGGCATGGCCGGACACCTGATAATTGACGAGATTGGGCGGGAGGAAAATGCAAAGCATTTCGGTACGTCGTGCAATGTCATACAGACCATCTTGCAGATGCGTTACGAACTTCGGCATGAGATGCTTACATTCGGTACGACAAACATCGACATGGAGGATTTGTCGCAGTTTCGCAACCTATACGGAGATTATGTGTTGGACCGTGTCAAGGAGATGTTCAATATTGTTCACCTTGGCGGCAACAGCCGTCGTAAATGGATATAAAATGGAAAAAGAACTAGAAAAACTACAAAGGCAGCTTGCTATGGCGATAAAGGAACGCCGTTACGCCAGAATGGCCGAGCTGCAACGAAAAATTGCGGCCTTGCAGAATGTTCGTGAACATGTGCCGTTGTCATTTCTTCTACCAAAATTTACACCACAGGAGAGGGATAAGGCGCTGGTGTTGATGCATCAGGTATTCGTATTCGCTGACATGCTTTATGGCGCGGCGCTGGAGTTCGAGGAATATCTTAAAGGATTTGATCGTTCCGTAACCCTTCCCGTAGTGGTCAGGGCGAAGAAGGCTGCGGCAGAGTGCCGGGACATAACCCGGTATGTAGACAGTTTCGGTGATGAGCGTATGAGCGCGTTATTCGGAGAAATGTGTGATGAAATAAGCCTCAACGCACAGAATGTTATTTATCGTTATGTCCGCAAGGAAACAAAAAAACAGGAACCATGAGAAAAAAGATGTTATTATGGGTGATAAGACTCATACGGCTCTTCCACAAGGAGGATCAGTTCATACCGCAGTTGCGCTCCGTGCCGGAAGGCAAGGTGCTGCCGAACAGGCTTTACCGTCATTTCGGACGTATACTTGTATCGCGCGCTAATCCGCAGAAAGTAGAGATGCGTTATTATTATGCGGAGATAGATCCGGCCATGTCCGTACGTCCGAAAGATGATGACTGGAAGGAATGTAGCGAGATACATTATAACGAGCTTATGACAAGAAAGGATGCGGTTACGAAATATGAGCAGACCGGAGCACCGTGCGAACATTGCGCATGTCAGATATATGGTCTTCCATGTCATTGTGCTTTTCCAAGGGGAGCCATGACAGGCTATTTCGAACTGTTGCATTGCAACAAACAGTATTCTAATAATCCAACCATTTAAATAAAAAAGACGACAATGAAAATTAATGTATTCAGGACACAGTGCAAGGAAGGTGCGCGTGTCTTTTTTGACGGGGATATCACCTGTACGGGGACAGTAAGGAAGATTTCAAAGGACGGGAGTCGGGCGCTTGTGTGCTTTGACAACGGGGATGTGTCCTGGAAAGAGTATTTCATGATTGATTTTATTGAGGACTAGCCATGGAGAACAAGAGAAAAAATATTCTGATCCATCCGGATCATATAGAGGATCTGGATAAGAAATACAAGCGGCTGGAGGAAAACAGAAAGGAGCCGGTAAGGACAGGTTATACATCTATATGCCGTCTTCGGAATACCAGACTGCACAGGGACATTCTTTTCAGACGGATGTTTGTCCGTGACAAAATGCCCACCGGAGCTTTTATAATATTTAAAGAACTGGGGAAGGACAGCGTCATGCTCCAGCCATGCAAGCCTGAATGGATGAACCGGACACATATCAATCATGTGGGAGGACGTTTCCTCGGATGTCTTCGCTTCTTTTCCAGCTATGCTGATTTGGATACGACACCGCCAAGCCAGATATTGTATGATCTGAAAATAGATCCGCTGGTAACCTCATACACTTTCCGACTTGAGGAATGGAAAGTGCAGGACGAGCATGACGGTGAGACGGTAGCGTACAAACTGATACCGTTGTTTCCGCTATGAAACTGGCAAACATACCGTCAGATATTAAAAGAACAGCACGGGAACTTAAGATTCCCGTGCTTCAGCATCATATATATGTTAATGGCAGGCATAAGCATGTGACTATAAGTAAAAAATGTGTTCGGAAAGCCGGATTGACGGAAAAATACTCTGTACAGATCGTTGTGCTGGGGGAAGTGAGGGCATATATGATATTCTCTTATGATCCGTTGTGTGAGAACCGTCCCCATCTTCTTTTTCTTCCCTCATCTTGTGAGATTCATAGTCCGTATGTGACACGTGCTTTGCAAAGAATCGGGGGTGGGAATGAGATATGCAGGTTGCGCTTTCATGGGAAGCCGGTTTTTCTGAAAGGCAAGGACGGTACTGTCGTGACCGTTGTGTGGCGGATCTCGACATCTCCGGTAAGGGATATAGCCTCAACTGTTCAGAATATACAGAACAGGAACATGTAAGTTGTTATATTTGTGATGTTTATTATTCATTTTATAAAAAAGAAGTATTATGACGGAGAAACAAATATCTTTCTCGGGACTTAACCTGACACCTTATTCCGATATTTCTCCTGACGGGCAGCTTTCCGCATCTGTCGGGCTGGAGATTCATGACGGCAGTATCAGGCCTTCTGTTCTTGCCGGAGAGAAATATATCCTTCCACAAAGTCATAACTCCGCTAAACTGTTATATATACATTCCGCTACGTCATATTCACATTTTATTTTTCAAGACGGTCTGTCATTATATTGGGCTGATGTGAATAATAAGGGGGAATTGTCACTTACATTGCTGGATGAGTCTATACCTGCCAGTTCATTGTTGTCGGTAGGAAACACGCTTGTCGCCTTTGCTGAGGACGGGATGCATTATTTCTTATGGAAAAATGGAAACTACAAATATCTGGGGCAGAAACCTCCGGAACCACTTTTGGTGTTTTCCTTGCATTCAACTGTAAGAAGAAGCGGAGAATTTGAACTGTACAAGAAGGAACAGATGTGGATTAATGGGGATAAATGGCAGATAAAAGATGAATATGTACAGGGGATATCCACAAAAGTACATGCTGAGATAAACAAGTATATAGCAGAACAGCAAGAAGACGGATATTTCATTTTCCCTTTTTTTGTACGTTATGCATACCGCCTTTATGACGGTTCTGTCATCATGCAGTCCGCACCTGTGCTTATGTTGCCTAATGACTCCGGTGCACCGGTGGTAGTCAGTAAAATTGAGCGGCTGAGTCAGGTGATTTTTACCGGCATTGGTTATATATCCTCATTCTGCTCATGGCTTTCATACGCATGTGCCAACAATGACAAGGAGGCGATACAGGAGTGGGGGGATATTATAAAAGGAGTGGATATTTTTATATCCTCCCAATTCTATACATTTTATACGGACGGTGAAATAGACATGAGTCAGAGTCTGTTGAAAGATCTTCCCCAAGGCAAGAGCAACACATACGGATATATTATGGATGATTTGTCAGAGTACTCCTATCCACCAAGGCCTTTTAGCGAGGCTTATGATAGAAAGTTTGGAAACGAGGCTGCTGCTACATATGCATGGGGCATGGAAGTACGTAATGAGTTCAAGGAGGAAATATGTAACGCCTCCCTCTTTTATCATGTGAAGACTCTGGAACTGGACGAACTTTCCAGCGACATCCGCTATCTGTTTGGTGCGGAAGGGGACATGGATCATATTTTGAGCAATTTGGAACTTAGGGAGACATTGACAGATGATTATATGACACACGATATCATCATTCCTGACTTTTCCACGACATATAACAGCCGTCTGCATATTGCAAATGTGAAAAGAACTTTTTTCAAGGGATTCAATCCCATGTGTATATCACAATTCCTAGGTCGTGGGGATTCTTCGGTTTCAATATATACGTATATACATGGGAGCAACGGGGATGTTGTAGTCAAAAGTGATACGGAAGTTTTGGAACAGATACTTCCTGTATATCTGTTTTATCCTGATACAGATGCGTATAAAATGGTGATTGTGGTCGGTTCCATGGTGTTTGAGTATCCTTTGGCGGAACATCCGACTTTAAATGGGGCGTATTTTTGTAGCTTGTTAAAAAATACAAATGAATCGTCGGCATCCGTACCGTCCGTTACACCCTTGCAGTCTGAGGAACTGAGCAACAAGATGTTTGTTTCGGAAGTGGGAAACCCTTTTTATTTCCCATTGAATGGAGTTTATACAATAGGGAACGGTGACATTTATGCAATGTGTCCGGTTACTACAGCCATATCACAGGGACAGTTCGGACAATTCCCCATGCTACTGTTCTGTTCTGACGGAAATTATGCGATGAGCGTCAATTCTGAAGGGTTTTATTCAACCATTTCTCCGATACAGAGAGACGTATGCCTGAATTCCAGATCAATCACACAGATGGATTCGGAAGTGTTGTTCATTTCATCCAGAGGTGTTATGATCACAAATGGGGCTTCCATAGATTGTATATCACAGGCGTTGCAGGGAGTTTTCGAACCTGTGCCGGAAGAAATCGGAACAAATATGGAAATGATTGACAAACCTCCTATTGAACTGATCAAGACAGCCATGATAGCCTATGATTATGCGAACCAGCGGATTATTTTTATGCTGAAGGATATGGATACGTCTTTTGTGCTTTCTCTTCCTGAAAACAGATGGAACACGGCCGTGTTTGGACGTGTTAAATCTGTTGTCAATATATTTCCATATTCGTATGTGCATATTGAAGACAGGATTGTCCGGCTCACAGATATATATGATTATTCCTCCGAGGTGATAAATAAAGGGATTGTTGTTACAAGAGCGTTGAAACTGGATACTTTGCAGTTAAAACGGCTTATGGATATGTCGGTACAAGGCATCTTTTCAGGTAAGCAGAAAATGATACTGTTTGCTTCACAGGATGGAAAGAAATGGTATAAGATAGGGGAAACGCAGGCCAGACGTGTGGGAGCGATAAGAGGAAGGTATTTCAAATACTACCGCATTGCGTTGGAAACAGCACTGACAGCTAAAGAGAACATATCAGGAATACGGCTGATATATGATATCATGCCTGAAAAACGACTAAGATAACGACTTATGAAACAAAAAGGTAAAGTCTTGACAGTATTCCGTCTTGAGGGAGGAAGCGGACAGGAAGCGCAAAGAGAGGAAATCGGGAATAGCAGGAGAGGGGGCGTTGGCCTTCCGTCTTATTTACCGGGAGGAGGTAATGACAACCAGTCTATTTTTGACAAGTCACTGGCGGCTGAAAGTTATGTTGATGCAGTTGATATATGCTCATCAACATTCAATTACCTATATAATTCCGCTTTCTCAGATAAGACAGGATGGGAGTTTTTCAATCTTTCAGATGATGCTTTGGGGGCATATACGGATTTGTATGAGTACCGGAAGTTGCTGCATATTAGCAATGGGGGAGTGTTACAGAAAAACAGCCTCATCAGGAAGCCGGAGAAACATAGGATATTTAATGAGAAGAAAGGAGAACTGACGGAAGAGAACATTTCTATAACTGTTGACTACACGGAAGAATATGATGCTTTGTTTCTTTCAGTGCGGTTCCTTTGTAAATCCTCAGGTGATCTTACAATAGGTTTTACGGATACACAGGGAGATTATGCGTTGAAGACGAAGCATATTGACCAATCGGAGGAATGGCAGGAATATGAACTTTCTGGGAAATGGGCCGGAATTGGTGATTTTTATTTGTCATTTACAGGATTGATAATCGTTGATATCTTGAGGTTGGCGGACAAAGCGTATGATGATCATCGTAAAGAGTTCAGGACATACCAGAGCCAGACCAAGCAGAATCTTGAGCTTATGGTGTCCGCTATAAACGAGTTGAAACGGATGAAATCAGAATATGACAAAAAATTTGAGGAAATATCAAAATCCTTGATCGAGATACGTGGTGAGATACCGGATGTAAGCGGCTTGGAAACCAGTTTGTCCGAACTGGAAAAACGTGTGTCCGCATTGGAAAAAGCCGGTTCCGGAGATGGCACATAGTCCGATCTTTCGGGACCGGCACCGTATCAACTCCAGTCCGTGGGTCTTCTGCCCATCAGTTTTATTCTTGAACGTAAGGCATCACGCAAACCCTCTATGTCACCGGTAAAGAAATTCGCGTATTCTTTCGCCTTTTCCGGAAGTTGGTTATTAAGGACAGCACTCATTACATAATCCACCATCATACGGTGTGCGCAACTTTTGATGGTTTCCGTCATGCTGATATTGAAACTTGCAGGCATGGAAAGCTTTAATTCATACATGCCGAAGTCACCAAAAAAGTAAGTCACCTCCGCTTTGCCGTCACTGCCTTCTATCTTTATCCTCTCGTTTGATGAAGGGATATACTCAAACTGCCCGGTACCGGTTACTTGACCAAGCACCTTGTCTGTTGATGTGCTTACCGTTACAGATACGTCTGTAATAACTCGGATGATGTAACTTTGTCCGGGTATAAGGCTGTAAGTTCCCAGTGATCCAGATGATATCGTTTCAGTACTTCGGTTCATTTCGTTGATTCTCTCAAGACGGTTGTCGTCTGTGTCCCGGCCTGTTATCAGATATTGCTGACAGACACGTTTCACCTCACCGAAAGCCTCCGTCATCGCTCTGGCCACAACCGGCTTTGTGGCCTCATCATCAGGTGTCATTACTTCTGATGCAGTTTCTTCTGTATCTTCGCTCTTTTGTAATGAGCGTCCTATCAGATTGCATTGCACCGCTACATCGTTTACTATCTGCTTTTTCAGCAGGCGTATCCAAATTTCTCTTTCTCTCATGGCTTGTATATTAAAGGATTATTATATCTGTCTCTTAATATAACATCTGGATCGGATGGATTTTCTGTTGTAAGCACATCCATGCCTGTGCAACCTATTCCTGTATAAAGGTTGTCTCTGTTGCGTTGTCCGTAGTCTGCATTTCCGGACTGGCTCTGTTGTAATTCATAGTCATTGTTATTGCGCTGTTCGTAGTCGGCATTTCCGGACTGGCTCTGTTGCAACTCATAGTCATTATTATTGCGCTGTTCGTAGTCGGCATTTCCGGACTGGCTCTGTTGCAACTCATAGTCATTATTATTGCGCTGTTCGTAGTCGGCTTCTGGTACGATGAATTCTGATCGTTGGTTTAGGGCGGATACTATTTTTTTCAAGTATCCGGATGCACTGGTCCTGTATCCTTCACAAAGTTCTTTATCCGTTGTAGGCTCCAGCCATGCGGCTGCAAGATAATGTGAAGCATACAGTCTCATTGCCGTGCGTATCATGTCCGTGATACCTTCATCCATGCGTATGAAGTTTTTGAATTCAATGATAATTTCATTCCCGGAAGAGGTCATGTTTATATCATTACTGTCTTTAATCTTGCGCCGAAGCTCGCCTTCCGCTTCATTTACTGCGGCGGTAAGATAAAGATCCAGTACAGCTTCATTGTCTTCTGTTGCTGCTATATCTGGATAATTACCGCCGGCTTTTCCTGCCCGGGCTGTAAGCGCAATGACATATTTGAATATTTCCGGTTTGTTTATGGATGTTTTCATAAGTCTTAACTGTTGCAAAGTGCATATTCTTTGGTCATTTTCTTATAATTGTCAAATGCTTTTTCAAATTCTTTCTTCTCATCTATCTTCTGTGAGTTCCATGGAATGAAGGAAGCGATGGATTCGAGTGCGTATTTCCAGTTCCCCTTGAAGCAGATGGCACGGTCGTCTAAATATATGTCGGCTATGGGCTTTCCGGAATTGCTGCCTTTAGGCTGATCCGGGTTTTCGTTTATGTAATCATAAGTGATGTGATTGTCATTCAGGTATTTCTTTAATTTGGAACTGGCGGTGCGTGTTGTGAAAATGATGATTGTGAATCCTTTCTTTTTTAGGACTTCCATGGCACTTTGTACACCATCAATCGGATCACCGAAGATGTCATTACCTTTAAATCCGTCGTATTGTGCTATGACTCCGTCAAAATCCACACATATTGTTTTCTTTTCCATATAAAAAACGATTAATAGTACAAATATAATCTCATCTGCCGTATCTGCTTTGATATAATGCTGACTGCATTATATACATTCGTCCAGTTCTTATTAAGCTATTTTTGTCGTAAAAGAATAATGAACATGCGCGATAACGAACAAATATCTGACTCCTTGCTTTACGGGCATCGAAAATTCGACGGACAGCGGCGGGCCGAGAGATGGCTGCATGTAGCCTATAATGCATATTGCCGTCTTGCTCCTTTCAGAAAGATGCGTGCCGAATGCAAATCGTATGCCTACGGAAAACAGTATGAGAGGCAGATTGTTTACAACGGGCGGCATATAACGAAGGAGCAATATCTTAAGGAGAAGGGTATACCTGCATTGCAGACCAACATATTGGGTAAGATCAAACGGGTCGTACAAGGGCAGTTCAGAATGAACGATACCGCGCCGGTATGCAATGCTGTTGATCCGGAGGAGAAGGAATATGCGGACATTATGTCAGCCTTACTCCGGCAGAACATGAAGCTCAACAGGCGTTCAGAACTGGATGCGCGTACTTTTGAGGAATATCTTATATCCGGTCTGCCTATATATAAAATTTCATGGGCTTATCGTCGTGGAAAACTGGACGTGTTCACTGATTATGTGAATCCGAACTTTGTATTCTTTCCCGACAGTCTTGATTTCAATCTTGCAGACATACGGTTTTGTGGTCTCCTTCATGATCTTGACTTCTCCGAGGTGCTTGCTTTGTTCTCACATTCGGATTCTGATGATATAAAGTTGAAGGAGATATATAACCATTGTCTTGATAATGAATATATCGCCTCGCAGTTCAGCCGTGACACACGCACGTCACAGATTGAATCTACCGATTTCTACTATCCTTCGGAGTTCGGAAAATGCCGTGTTATTGAATTATGGACGAAGGAGAGGCGGAAGGCCTGGTTTTGTAATGATCCCTTGGAGAGTGAGCCTTATTTTGTTCCTTATGATCAGAAAGAGAGCATTAAGGAAATAAACCGTAGCCGTCTTGAACTTAATATAAAACGTAATCCTGATGGATCCCCCATGCTAGATACGGACGGGGCTCCCGTTACATTCATGGATCCGGATAAATATGCGGCTGAGAATCTGATCACTTATGAACGGAGAATCGAGACGTATTGGTATTACCGTTATCTTTCCCCGGACGGATTTGTGCTGGAGGAAGGACAAAGTCCGTATTGGAATGGATCCGAATCTTTCCATCCGTTTGTGTTCAAACCATATCCTTATATTGACGGAGAATTTCATCCGTTCATATCTGAAATTATCCCGTCTCAGGAATATTTCAATTACTACATGGTAGCCCTTGATTTTTATATTCGTAATGCGGCCAAGGGTGTGTTGATGATAGATGAACAGTCCTTGTCTGACAACATGAGTATAGAGGATATAGCGGAGCAGTATGTGAAGAGTAACGGTGTAATATTATATACAAGCAAAAGATCTGGCAATGCCCCTGATACAAAGACCGCATCATCCATCCCGGGAGGATTCGATTATATCATACAACTGTCACGCTCCATGGTGGAGGACGTGTCAGGAGTTCAGGCGGCACTACAAGGTAAATCGGGAAGTTCCGAGAGCGGTGTGCTTTATCAGGCAAAGGCCGCACAGGCCTCATCATCCATACTGGATCTTATAAATACATTCAACTCATTTCTTACTGAAGTGGCATATAAGGTAGTAAAGGTGATGCAATGTTTCTATACAGGTCCGAAAGCGGTCAATGTCGCCGGTGAATCCATTCCCTATAATATGGATACAATGTATGATATTGACATTGATATCTCAATTAGCGAGGATAGCGACAGCCCGGTATATAGGGCATTGACAAACCAGCTTTTAATGGCACAGGCTGAGAAGGGGCTTATACCGTTCAAGGCGGCATTGGAAGCCGGTAATTTCCCGAACTCCAGTAAGATTATAGCGGTACTGGAAAGATATGAGAAGCAGTTACAGGAGCAGCAGGCAGCGCAACAGATGATGTCGTAAGTAGTGATTGGAAATTTTAATATTTCTTATAATGATGGATTATACAACAATTAGACTGGTGGTTGTAAGTATTAAAAGTTAGTATAAATAATAAAGCAATGAGAGATGTAATTTACAATTTTATCAACGAGCACATGATGATACATATTGTGCTTATAGCCTTGTGTATTGCGGCTACAATGGGGGCGATGTTAGTGGATCTTATCACAGGAGTAATGAAAGCCAAGCAACGAGGAGAGGCAAGAACATCCACGGGGTATAAGAAAACAGCCGTCAAGGCGAAGAAGTATTTCACTCCATTTATAGAGTTGTGCTTCATTGATCTGTTATGCTGTGTGGTTATCCCCTTTCCTGTTTTTTCAATGATTTGGACGGGTTACTGCATTTTCTGTGAGTTTAAATCAGTTCGTGAAAAATCATGGGAAAAAGCGGAGTTGCGCAAGGCTGAGAAGACAATGAGTGTGATTATTGAGAATAAGGATGATATTGCCAAGGTCATGGCTCAGATATTGTTTGACAACGAAAACAAAAAAGGAGGATAAGAAATGAAGTATTTTACAATTGCGGAATTATGCCGGTCAAATACAGCAGACCGGCTTGGAATTAACAACAGATGCAGACTGGAGCATGTGACTGCTCTGACTGCCTTGGTAGATAATGTGCTTGATCCATTACGTGAGTGGTGGGGAAAGCCTATAACAGTAAACAGTGCTTATCGCTGTCCGGAACTTAATGCGGCCGTCAAGGGAAGTAAGTCTTCTCAGCACATGAAAGGGGAAGCTGCCGATATTGATACTGGCGACCGTCAACAGAACAAGTTGCTGTTTGAGTTTATCCGCAAGAACCTGCCTTATGACCAATTGATTGATGAAAGCAATTTTGCATGGGTACACGTCAGTTATCGGGCTGACGGTGCCAATAGAAAACAAATGTTAAGTTTATGAGACAAAGAATCTATATATGGATTGCGGTAGCGATAGTACTTTTACTTGTCTTTTCGTGTAAAACCAGATATGTTCCTGTGGAGATCAAGACAACGGAAACAGTGGAAGTACATGATACCACCATAACAGAAAGACTGGTTCCATACAAAGATAGTACTGCGACACGTGACACTGTATCTTTTCTTTCCAACCCTTATGCGTACAGCTGGGCTAGATATTCAGGTGGAATATTGCAACATTCGCTGGGAATATGGCCAAATTCGGTACTTATAGTAACTGTACCTCATTATATGACGGTAACCAAGCGAATCGAAGTACCTAAGATTGTAGAGGTGGAGAAAAAATTAAACTGGTGGCAAAAAACAAAAATAGAGATAGGTGGATGGTCTATGATAATGAATATATTGCTTGTATCTATGATGATTGTCAGATGGTTAAGAAAGAAAGGAGGTGCCCGTAATTTATAGATTGTATTTTTTTCAATTCAGTCTTTCGTTATAACAAAAATCTTCGGCGGTCCGGATTGTAAGAAAAGGACCGCACGCTCCTTATCAGGTAGAAGTCGCTAAGGAGAAACAATACGTCGGAACAAGAATTGTTTTGCGGTCCCAGACTGCTTAACAATTTTCCGACGTATTTTGTTTATCCAAACAGTGATTATATGAAAAGTGATGAAATATATAAGGATGTATTGCAGGTTGTCGCTTCAGTGACGGGAATATCTGAAACAGGTATTATACATAGCAATAAAGAAGAGTGTGCGAATGCCAGATATCTTCTTGTGCGTTATTTAGCCAAGATTTTCTCTGACACGGAGATAGCGTCATTGACTAACAGAACCAAACAGGCTGTCGGCTCGATGCGGCGTAATGCTAAAAAACAAAGGGTATGGATTGTGGAAAACAATTGGAAAGAAATAGTAAATAAATTGGAAAATAAATATTTTATTTGCAAGTAACTTATTCCGTAATTTGCCTTTGCGGTCAATATTGACCGTGATATGTAAAATCATGATTATGGATAATGTAACAGGAATGAGCATCCAGGAATACGCCGCAATGCGTGAGTTGGAGTGCGAACACAAAAAGGGATGGGGCGCTACCGCCGCTATCTGGGTTATCGCTGCTGTGATTGTTATTGCCTTCTTCGTGTACAGTTGGCATAATAACTGTAATGAAAAAGTACAATTTGCAGTAGGGTTGGCTAATCTGACAGGACGGGTTAACTGTATGGAACCTGATGTTCGTTGGGCTGGGCAGCAGTTGTATGCTGCTAATGGTGCAATTTCCGCTACCGTTCAGGGAGTGGGCGACATGAAGGCCAATTTCGGTGAGCAGCTGTTCCAGTTGAACAAGGAAGTCTTCTACAATGACGGTTGTGGCTGTGGCCGTGGCAGAAACGGAGGTTGTGGCGGTTGTGGAAACCGTGAGTTCCGACAGACATCTACATATAACTTGGCCAGTACCAATGTTACGGTGGATGAAACTTGCCGCAATTGATTTCGTGAGGGTGGGGATTCCACCCTCATTTATTATTAATCGTAAAAAAGCTGGACTATGTTTAAATCAAGAATAGAAATTAGGGAGTTTGCGGTAAGACAGGCTGTTGAGTTGCTCGGCACTGGTAGTCCTCAAAAGGATATTGTCGCAAAAGCTAGAGATATTGAAGCCTATATAATAGGAGAGGCCGATTTGCCGGAAGTTTACAATGATACGGAAGCCATCAACGGTATTATGGGAAGAGCGATGCAGATGCTGCAAGGCATATCCTGTTCGGAAATTCCGGTAGAGGATAAACCTGCCAAAAAGAAATAAGAGATGGGGGTGTCCATGTTTCAGTCAAAGAAACCGCAGACAGAGTTGAAGTTTACGACACGTGCGGAAGCGTTCAGTTACATGCTTATGTATATGACTGAGGAAAAACATGCGGATCCGCTGGAGGCAGCGCAGAAAGCCAATGAATTTGCAGACATCTTCGCCAAGAACATGGGTATCCCTCTTAAAATAGAGCCGGAACCACAGGGTGTCGATAAATACCTGTCAATGGCTACCAAGATTGCTAATTATATAGAAGAACATCCTAAGGTGGTTGAATACGGCGTTCCGGCTTTGACATTCGTTGCCGGTCTGTTCACTGGGAAAAAAGTGGAGCAGGCCAATGATAACATGTATGGGCAGCGTCCGGTACCGCCTCAACCGCAGGAAGAAATAGATTTTGATAAAATACCTGATTGATTATGGCATTAAGGAAATTATATATTGTGGTGGATTGCGAGAACGACGAGCAGAAGGAAGCTGTTCAGACCGCATTCAACGAATTGTCTAATACGCGGGCTTTGACCAGCCGGACGGTTATCAGCATGTATCCGTTTTTCAAAAAACATCGTGATGATCTGTTTGAGCTGTTCAATATGGTCAAGACAGGCGGTGTCAAATCGTTGTTGTCTGTAAGAGGTGGAACATTGATTAATAACTTGAGAAAGGGTTGATTATGAGAGTGGAAGGCAAATGTATAGGTGATTGCAGCAAATGCCAGTTGCTGGCAAATGGTGAGGTGGATATGATTCCGTGCATTCTTGACCAGATTTTTATCCGGACAAGGAAAATCGAGAAAGAAAACGCTTTTATCAGGAGAAGTCTTGATTCCATGATGCAGGACAGAAATACAATCCAACTTGCCGGTTTGAGTGATAACGAAGATAAAACAGATTGATTATGAAGTATACATTCAAAGAAATGTTGGACGATGCGAAAAGGGCGGGTCTGACAAGTGACAAGGTCATGATGCGCAGTGCGGAAAGCATGAGCGAGCTTCTGTGCCTTGTGAAGGAAGAACATCCGGAACTGTACTGGAAATTTATGCGTGAGCAACATGGAATCATGTATGGTAATCATTACAATGAAGCTTTTGCGATGTTTGATGTCGGCATGATGAGGTACATTGATAGGGATGGAAAGAAATGTGAGGGTGCGCACTGGACGGCGGAACAGATAGAGGCAAGTACCCGGATGATGGGATTTCCGGCTGGAACTACGAAATGGGACAAGTATGTAGCGTTCAATGCCTTTTATTCCGATCTTTGCACAGTTTATAATGATGAACAGATCATTAAAGGTGCTCATAAGTTCTATTTTGAGGATCAGGACTGGGGGGACACAACAAAGATTTGGGATTATGTGTATTGCAAGAATGCAATGGTCTGATTCTTTGTAACAGACGGTTTGTGCTTATCAAAAACCGAACCGTCTGTTTTTGATAAGCACTATGATTCCAGTTTTTCCCGTATTTCCTTCAGAAGCCGGAAAGAGCCTGCCATCTTGTAATTCCCAAGATTCTGTTCTGCCTGCATTATAAGGCTTTCTACTGTCAGAGGGAGGTCGGGAGAAAATGAGGATTTGTTGATTTGCAATGTTTTAGGTAATTCTCTCGTATTAAACCATTCCACCATTTCCCTTAATTCTTCCTCTGAGTAAGCTTCATGTGTTTTTGCATTTTTCATAATGATCTTGTTTTTGATTTCCGCAAAGATAGTGATTTGAAAGCAAATCGCAACAGGAAAGCCGCAACAATAAACGCTTCTTCATTCTGCCAAATTCCTGCCAAATGTTGCCAATTATGCCAGATATGCTAGATACTGACACAATTGGTGTATGTTGTTGATGTGTTTCTTGCGCCACTTATATAATAGCCTCATCTTTGCCATACTGAGAAAAATTTATTGTTTAATTTTTGGGGCTTTATAGAAAAAGAATGTATATTTGCAATACCTTACATAATATCCAATGGCGAGCGGAAGCCTGCCCAAACATATTGCAGGCATTTTTTATGCTTGTTTGTAAAGCGTTGCAATATATACTTATTGCGGCTGTCACCCCCGTGTGGAGAAGTTAATGCTCTCCCTGCCTTTGGATAGGTGTAAGGTAACGGGACAGGGCAGCCGTTTTTTACTTGCCTATAATGCCATTAAAACCTTATATATCCATGGCAGATTTAGTATTTCAAAACAGTAATGGTAATGATGTTACTACTTCTTTAATCGTTGCACAAGTGTTCGGGAAAGAACACAAAAATGTAGTGAGAGATATTGAAAACCTCTCATGTTCAGAAAATTTTAATCGGCTCAATTTTGAGCGCATTACCTACAAGGATGCACGAAACAGAGAACAGACCGCATACGAAATGACCAAAGACGGTTTCAGCTTCCTTGTCATGGGGTACACGGGCACAAAAGCTGGAGAGTTCAAGGAAAGGTTCATCAACGAGTTCAACAGACGGGAATTCTTGCTAAAGGATGATGATTACATTTTAATGCGTTCCCAGCAGATTCTACAAAAACGTTTGGAAGCGTCTGAAGAAAAAATCAAACAACTTGAATCCCAAGCCGAACAGCAGCAGGAAACTATCGAACTCCAACAGAAAGAACTTACACAATCCGCTCCGAAAGTCAGCTACTACGACAACCACTTGCAAAGCGTGAACGCTCTTACCACAACTCAAATAGCAAAAGAGATAGGTATGTCGGCAGAGAAACTGAATAACAAACTGAAAGAACTTGGAATACAGTTCAAGCAGTCTGGGCAATGGCTTCTTAAATTGCCCTACGACAAATGGGGTATGCACGAAACGAGAACCAATATTTTCACAAGTGAAAGAGGTAATACCCATACCAACACGTATACGGTCTGGACGCAGCGAGGTAGGCGATTTATCATAGCCCTATATGAAAATGATTGGAGCGTGAAGAAAGCTATCAAGCAAATAAAAGGTGAGCTGAATCCAGCCGCGTAATTTGAATTTTACTTATTAATTAATCCAATGTATTCCCCGTCTTGCTTATGGCAGCGGGATGGTTCGTCACACCCCTAATAGTTGTGATTTGCAACCGTTACAATTAATTTAAAATGAATTTTATTATGAACAACAAGGATATTGAGGAAATGAAGAAACTGGTTCTTATGGTGCTGGAGGAGAACAGGATATTGCGTGAGATGCTTGCCAAGGAGTGGGAGCGGGGAGGATGTCATGCTCCCATGACTTTGAGCAAAGGAGGAAAGTGAACGGGAGCCGGCTGTTAACAGCCGGCTTTTTATTCTGTATTACTTGTAGAAGATTCAGGAGTGTGTGAACGTATCAAGGATCTAGCTATTGCAAATTCAGATTCCGCACCGGTATTTTCATTTATTGAAATATGATAGAGACCGGCTGCATAATATGCCAATGCTCCTGCATATTTGTTATGAAGGTTGATTTCTCCGTTTTCTGAGATTGAAGGAGTTGGAATATACCTGAGACTGTATCCCCCCTGTTCTTTTACTGCATGGGCAATGATTGACCTCATGGTATCGTTGGTGATGAATGCTACCGGTATTGAGGGACCATTACCTACACCGGGAGCTGATGAATATTGTGCGCTGTATAGTGGCGAATTGTCCGGATATAACATAGTGACCGGATATCTCCACCCAGTCAGGTTCACACTGACAAGCCTGATATAGTCCGCAGGTATTTTTATGTAGGCAAAAAACAAACCGTCAGGACGTTTCTTAAATGAGATTGAGGATGAATCTGTCATTTCCGAAGCTTCGGCCATCACCCCTTCGTCATTCATCAGTGCGAGTAGCGCGAGTCTGATGAACTCTTTTAATGCCTCATCGGTCTCAATCGTGAAACTGTCTTCTTCTGTCGCACTCTCATTGATGATTGTGCGTAAAGTCTTTAGTATATCTTTGACAGGTATCATGAGGCTTAGTCTAATGGATAATTGGGAAATTGTATGCCGTGTTCTTTGCATAATGAGGACAGAGCCTCCTTATTTCCACATTGCGAGCGCGGTACTTTGAATCTGACCTCAAAAAAATCCTTCGCTTCAAGGAATGAGGTCACATTTTCAATATCCTCTTGTATGTCTCTGTCTTCTTGAATGCCTTTTTCTTTGGTCGGTTCTGCACTTTCGGATTCTTTTTCTTCCTGGTTGGAAGATGCCGGAGGAATATAGGTGCACATCCGTTTTCCAAGGATGCTATATCTCTGTTTTACCTCTGTTTTCTGTAATACGTCATTTACGTCATTTTCGTCATGTATTACATCTTCATCTTCTTCTATTGTTTCGGTAATGCGTCCTTCCCGGTACCACTTGTGCGCCCTGATTTTCTCTGCCAGTTCTCTATCCGTTGTATGATAGGTTGATTTGCCACGGAAAAAGGCGGAGAAGTTGATGTACATCATCCGTCCGCAGTGAATGACAGCGAATGACAATGAGGAGTTCGCAACAAATTTATAAAGTTTCTTCATACATTTATAATAATGATGAGGTGGATTTCTCCACCTCTGATGATGATTAAGTTCTATTATGCAGCCTGGGATTCAGGGACCGGAATCTCAACATATTCCGGAATGGACAGACGCGCGTGGGCATCTGGGAATCCGAGCGTCCAGCAGGAGAACTCTTGCATGACAACAGCGTCACTGTTACTGATGAACAGTTCCTTCAGGTTGTATGTGCTACGCTCCCAGTTTTGGAATACCCATTTGTCAAGATATTCAGGATCGAGAGAGAAGCCTCTTCCGTTGAATCCCCAAGCGTTGAACAGGTCATGGCGGTAAAACAGAAGTTTTGTTCCCATGCTTTCGAATGACTGGAAGTCAAGTCTCCATTTGTTGTAGTCACGTTCCGGTTCGAAGATGCGTGTGCGGTTGTTGGTTTTGATTTTGCATAATGCTGCATAGATAGTATTGTCAACAAACACAAGTTTTGTTCGGCTTCCATTACCGGCACCTTCAATGATGCGTCCTACAAGGTCTACAAGCTCGTCCTCCGAGATTACATATTGCTGCACATATTTTCCTTCTTCCACCACAGGATTTCCGGCAGAGTCAAGCACTTTCTCCCAATGTCCGATTTCAAGGTCTTTTCCGGCGCGGTACCAGATACCTTCGCAAGTATATACATTGCCTTGTCCGTTCACCGCATGTTTGCTCTTGATTCCGAACAGTCCGGAGGCTTCCATACCGATACGCATGTCTTCCATTGCCATCCGTTCCACACGTGTGAATGACCATTCCACCTCGGTCTTACTCAACCGGTCATAGATAGTCTGCTCTACCTGCATGATAAAACGCTGGCAATATTGTTCGTCCGGTGATGGAAGCTGGTAATACCTTCCTGTAGACACATCCTTTTCAGCGGCCGCGCGCCCCATTCTTAGAAGGACGGTACCCTTTGCAAGGGTCGGAATAAGATAAGGATTCTTATTGTTTGATTGTTTCCCGTTTACAGCATAGACAAGCGGAAGGTTGGTCTCACTGTTGATTGCGTGCACGCGCAGCATCAATGGGTGTTCAGGATCCACTTCATCGGTACCGGATTTGTAACCGGAAACAAACGTTCCGTCAGCGTTCAGGACAAGAAGCGTATCCATTGCGCCCACAATGTTATTATCCTCCAGTTCTATCGCTTTCGGAGTCTCGGTAGTCATGGCTTCAAGCTGCTTGGCAAGGGTAGCCCGTAGCGGACGCTGTCCGACACTGTAGTACTTGATTACGATGCTGTCCGATTTGTTTGTCGCCCCATGGCGCAGAATCTGATCAATAGGCGTGCCGGTAAACTTCATCTCGACAATTGTCTTGTCGATCTGCTTCACGTACCATTCCGCGTCCATGATTTTCTCGTTCTTTGTTACGGAACTTTCCCCGCCTACTACCTTTCCGCCATCCCCTAGATCCTGGACTGAGCCTCCGTCCGAAACATCGGCGGCACATGCATAACCTCCCCCGGTCGCTCCGGCAAGGAACATGAGCAATACGGAAAAGAAAAATTTGAATGTTGATTTTAACTTTTTCATTGTTCTCGATTTGTTTTTAAATTTATAAATAAAAGTTGTGATATGAGCCTGAAAGCGATAGACGATTAAATACGTCTCTTCATGTCTTTATAACGTTGTAGGGTAGGATCCTCCACTTTTTCCTCACCTCCTCCGTTCCCGCCTCCTCCAAGGTCCGTCGGAGCTTTTTCCGCAAGATTCCTGTGTATAGCTCCCGGACGTGCGGTACGTCCCTGTTTACGTCCTTCCTCTCGGGCGGCTTCTATTTCCATATCCATATTGAAGGCATGGATGATTCTTTTCCAGTCTTCCGTATCCAGTTCGTGCCGGATAATTTTATGAATGATACCGTCTGTATCCTGTGTTCCGTACAGCCATTCCAACATGGAAACTACATTCGCCTCATCAACATTGACCTGCCGCACAGCTTCTGTCAGTGCCTCATCTGTTTTGCGCAGCTTCTCTTCCGCATCTCTTTTTCTTTTTTCCTCATCGGCCGCCTCCTTTATCCGGGCAGCTTCTTTCTCTTTTGCTTTTTTGATGGCCTCTTCCGTTGTTGCAGCTTCCCTGATATCATCCCCGTAATTGGTTATCAGATATTCCACAAGAGAGAACGGTTCACCGTTCTCATCCATGCCGCTTGCCAGACCGGTCAGGATGCCGGCGGCTCTTGAATCTTCCGCAAGAACCTTGTTGAGGTTCTCTCTCTGTGATTCACTGTCGTCATAGCGTCTGAAAGAGTCATCAAGGAACTCGCCGACTGCGAGGTCGTCCTCAAGGTCGAGGTCCGGATTTCTGGATGAAACAATATCTCTCCATGATTTTCTTTCTTTTTTTTCTTCCATGATATGTCATTGTTGTCTTATACTGACAAATTTAGTAGTATTAGTTCAAGCCGGATTGATATAATGCAATCTACAGGAAGTACATTCGCTATCATTTAAACAGGAGGTCACATGAAGCACAAGGGAAATATTAGCGAAATACAATTAATAAGGAACAAGGAGATTGTACGTACATTCATTGAATTGAAAAAGACGTGTACATTCTCTTACTACAAGGATATATGCAAGGAAATTGCGGGTATGAAGGCGAAGCAGCATTATGTCAGTGAGGACCGGGCTTACGTGATCTTATACAGATATCTGACTGAAGGCAATATACCTGATTGCAGTCTGTATAAATATGAAATGTATTCCAGCCTGATCCGCTGTTGCCTTGATATCATGAAAAAAAAATCGGAGGCGAATCTCCGTCTTATCGTAAGACTTGCGATAGAGAGACCTTCTGATTCATTTGGGATAAGTCCTGACCGTATACAGCATATTTTATGGAAAGCTGGGATGAAATAGGTATATCACTATGAAAATGAGATATTCCATGGGGCTTTACTTGTGCATGACCGTGTTGTTGCCGTATCATGAATTCCTGTCAGGAAGTCACTGGCTTTATATGTTCGGACATGCCGGATGGCTTCATTATCTTTTGAACGGGATGGCATGGGCTTTTCTATGGAAGGTGATAACCCCTGCACGGACGCTGGTCGCATGGATGTTCGCTGTCGGAATATCATTTTTCATTCCTTCCGGCAGTCCTGTGATCGGATGGAGTGTCATTATCTACTATTATACGGGCTTGTGCCTGTCCTCCATGGATGGGGGAAGGCGTAATAGGCTGTTTGCCATAACCGCTCTCGGTTTCTTTCTGCCGCATATTGCGGGTGGATATCATGCGGCTATGCTGGCGGCCGGATGGATATTGCGTAAACTGGAGGTTGGATGGCAAAGAACATTAAAATAAACCATATAGAAACTCTTTTCTCAGCTGTTGTCATAAGGAATGCGGAGGAGATGATCCGCAGGAACCGTGAACGGGAAGCGGAACTGTTCAAGTCCTATAACCCGTTGACAGGGGAGAACGCTCCCGGAAAACGGAAGAGGATATGTCTGGATGATTTTGTAAATTCATCTGTTTTCCTTCCTGTCGAGATGTTCTCCACCGGTTTTATCTATAAATTGAATCTTGCCGGAAGTATAGAGGAGTTCTGCTGGCAGACATACGGGGAATATAATGAGGACCTTCGTAATACTGTCATTCAGGAGTTTCTCCGTTACTGGGCCAAATACGATTTTTATTTCTATTGTTATGCGTATGCGCGTATCAAAAACAAGGAAGGAGGGGAGGATGTGCCTTTTCTTCTGCGTCCGGCGCAGGTAAAGCTGGCTGAGACGTTTGAAAGAATGCGCCGTGCCGGCAAACCTATCCGTGTCATATTGCTGAAAGCCCGCCAGTGGGGAGGATCCACATGTACACAGATATACATGTCATGGATACAGATAATGCATGTGAAGAGTTGGAACAGCATTATTGTTGGACATCAGGGGGATAGCGCAGCTGAAGTGAAGGATATGTATGTCAAGCTCATAACTCAGCTTCCTGAATTCCTTTTTTATGAAGAGGGGATAGAGTTTGACGGCTCTCTTCCGAAGATCAAGGGAGGGGGAACTTCTAACATAAGCCTTATACCTTCCCGGAACTGCAAAATCAAGACGGCAACCGCGATGAATCCGGAGGGCGCCCGTGGTGGTGATTCGGCCATGGCGCATTGTACGGAGGTGGCGTTTTGGCCTCAGACGGAAAAGATGGATCCGCAAAAACAGGTGAAATCATCCTGTTCGGGAATCCTGTACAAACCGTATACGATGATTGTGTATGAAAGCACGCCGAACGGGCAGAATTTCTACAAGGATGAATGGGATCGTGCCAATGGAACGGATGATCATGGGGAGAGACTGTCCGCATTCGAGCCGTTGTTTGTCGCATGGTGGGAGATAGAGGAATACCGTCTCGATCCGAAAAATATGCTGGAATGGGCCTGTACCCTGATAGAAAGGCGTAACGATAAGTCCGGAAACTGGGACTATATGTACTGGCTGTGGACTATTGGAGCGACATTGCAAGGCATCTACTGGTACAGGCAGAAGATGAAGGAGTATGCGGACATACAGGACATGCAACAGGAGTATCCGTCCGATCCGGTGGAGGCATTCAAGTATTCCGGGCAGCTTGTATTTGACATTTACAAGGTAGAACAACTCAGAAGGTTCTGCCGTGAGCCGGTATTCCAGGGGGATATTTCCGGAAAATCCCCGAAAGGTGAACAGGCTGTCGAAGGGCTGAAACTGTTCAGGCGTAAGGGAGGGGAATTGAAAATATGGGAGATGCCAGACAAGACATGGAGGTTGGAAAACCGCTACTTTGTGTCAGTTGATATCGGGGGGAAATATAGGACGAGTGATTACTCTGTGATTACTGTGCTGGATCGAGCGGATATGATGGCCGATAGCGGAGTGCTCAATGAGGACGCTGGACCGCGTGTGGTGGCGGAATGGTACGGGCATACAGATCCGGACCTGCTTGCGATCAAATGTGCGCAGATTGCGTCATTCTATAACAATGCTCTGCTCATTGTCGAGAACAACACGGCGTACAGTAAGCTTAATGATGTAGACACAGACAACGTCAGCGAATTGTTCTTTCCCATTCTGATCCCTCTTTATGATAATGTATATGCTCATAATCGGAGCGAGTTGGAAAAAAGGAGCCAGAAAGAAACCAGATGGGGGTTTAATACCAACCGTAATACAAAAGTGGCCATTATTAAGTATATGGAACAGTGTGTGCGTGACAAACTGTGGATAGAGCGTGAAACCGGAATGATAAAGGAATTGGGATGGTACATGAAATATCCGAACGGCAAATATGGCGCGCTTGCAGGGAAGCATGATGATCGGGTAATGAGCAGGGCAATAGGATTATACGTGAGCCGTTTTGAATGGGACAGATATCCGGTGAGGGTGTTGCCCACTATGGAAGAGAAAATGAATAACATGAAACGCCTCAACAGGTCGGCGACGGGTGCGGAGGCTATATTATATAAAAATTAGTAACATTATGGGAAAAATTAAGTTGTTTTTGAAGGCGGTAAAAAGCCTTGTGCGGAAACGCAGGATCGCAAGTCTGTGGAAGTCCAGTTTGTTGTTGAAAAAGGCGATAGAAGAGGCTGAGGAAAAGAATAAACAGGACGGAAGGCGTTATTTTGTCATATGGGATCCTGCACAACAGAAGCTCATCTCTATCACTTATGATTATTATAAGGACAGGTGGGACAGTTATAAATATCTTCTTCACCGGGGAAGGTTCCGTATGCGAATGAACCGAGGGCAGTTGAAAGAGATGTGCTTTTATTACACGAAAAGCAAGAACGGCTTACCTTCCTGTCAGGACGGGGAAAGAAAGGAGAAAATGATAGAATGGCAGAATTATTATCATCGTCTGCTGGTTAGTGACAGGATTCGTGTTATTTCTCGTAGCTGGAATTTAAAGTCATTATGGAAGAAGGTAACTTTGCGCTCAAATAAAATAGCACATAGGTATTAGTTTAAGGTTTTAGGGGCTCGGGCTTGTGAAAGTCTGAGTTTCTTTTATTATATACATTTCATTGTGAAGCTCTTGCTTATCTTTGAATAATAAAAAATATATTTATATGGAAAGATTTGATTCTTGCTTTCATCCTCATCATGCATGTGATCCTCATCCGAATGAATATCATGAAAATATTCATTATACGCCTGATCAGATTAATGCATTGCTGGGGCTTATTCCTTATAAGGCGGACAGAGCCGAAGTTCCTAAAATGGAGACGTTGAACGATGTCAATTATATAGGTCATGTGGCAACTTCCGAAGCGTTGCCGGACAAGATGGAACAACCGTCATGGGCACTTGTCGGCAGTGTGAAGGAAACAAAGCCATACTTCTACTATGTTGAAGGATTTGTTCCTAAAGGATATCGGGCCGGATGGAATGATTTGAGCGGTGTTCTGGGAACTTATGATCTCACAGTCGATAAGGTGAGCATCTTCGATTATAATCTGCTGACTGAATATAATGTAAGCCGTAATCATACCCAAGATACCCGGATATTCTCACATGATTGGAAGGAACAGAGATATTTCAGTGCATTTCCTGATTATGTTGAGGGGAAGAAATACAGATCCTGTGATCGTGTCAACATGCCGGAGTACACAAAAACGTCGTTTGTAGCACAACGAAGCACGTCCGAGGCCCCTTTTGTTGTAAAAAAGAGCAATGTGTTTACTTTTGAAGATGCCATAGCGCTTGTACCGGAGGAATACAGAATACCCGGTATGAAGGTTACGTTTGTTTCTGCTTACACCAATCAGGCTGAAACATGGTATTTTAAGGGAAATTCTGCTTCGCTTTGGAAAGACAAGAAAAGCTGGTGGAAGATTGATTTAGAGGCGGAGCGTAATGAGATTCATGCTGAAGAGGTATTCATTGAGAAGATGGAAGCACCGGAGATGGTGGCTGATAGGGCCATAGCGGATGAGAACGGTAACCGTATACCGGACACTTATCTTACACGCAAAGCTGTCAGACGTCACATTGAGGATACATTCAATGATATGTTCATTGATAATCCTCCTACCGTGATGAACGGGATGATAACGCCTGATATGCTAAGCGAATCCACCAAACAGCTTATCGGCAACAAGAGCATAACCAATTTTGCGGATGATGAGGATATTACATCGGTTCACGGTCAACTGAAACTGGCTAATAAAAGGTATGATCCGAATAATTACTCAGGGAAGGGAAGATGTTATCTGCGCAAGAATCTTGTGGCTGGCAGAAATATACTAACTCAATCAATGGTATGCCGGCCAAATACTATTTATGTCATTCAATATGATTATAGTCTTGAGGGAAATATAATCATTATCCCTGAGGGGAGTGTTTTAGAGTTTGAAGGAGGAAATTGCTCCAATGGATGTATACATGGTAATAACACGAACATAAAGGCAGGATTGGGTAAAATCTTTGAAAATATAGATTTTAGCGGTACTTGGCAAATTATTGAATCATATCCGGAATGGTTTGGAGCTAAAGGAGATGGTATAACCAATGATACTGATTCTATTCAAAAATGTTGTGATTTCACTTCTCTTATAAAAGGGAAAGTTGTGTGTAATCAAGTTTATTTAATAGATACAATTAATATTAAAAATATAACAATAACCAATACTGCAAGGTCTAATTATTACAACCAGAAGAATTCGTTAACGCTTGAAGAAATCAAAATTTATATCAAATCATGTTTTATTAAAAACTCCGATAATATTTGTATCCATTCCATAGATTGTAATTTGGTAAACATAAATATATATGGAAATAATAAAAGGGGAGAGGCTATATGGCATACAGGAGCTAATGTTATTGATGGAGTGTATATTACTAATAATGGTGATATATCTGACTTTTCAGATACGGAGTTCTTTACAGATAAAGATTATTCTGCACTATACGTAAATGCTGCTGATGTCAATAATGTTATGATTATACAAAATAAATGTGATGGCATACAATTCAAATCAATAACAGACCATAGATTCACTAACAGCATTGTAACTTCATGTAGAAATGGGATCGTAATAAATACAGCTACGGAATGTATTATAAATAATGTAAAATCAGAATGGAATAATAAAAATAATTTAATGTTCACTACATGGGTGAATAGCGTTATTATAACTAACTGTATATTTGATTCAGCCATGTGGTATAATATTTTATTTTATAAAACATTTGGTGCTAATGTTAGATTTGTAAATTGCAATTTTTGGGGGGGAAGACATGATTATCCCGCTCCAGTTCCTGTAGGAGATGATTTCATCTCTACTAAATCTCAGATTGTTGTATGGTATAACAGCTCTTTGAGTTTTACAGGCTGCGTCTTTAATAAAAATGATAATACTTCAAATTGGCAATCTGATATTGAATCAATAATAGGTACTATTAAAAATGATCAAGGTAGTAATCCTGTTCTTCTGAATTTCACAAATTGCAGTAGTAATGGAACATATAAATCCATATATGATTCCACCTCTTTTGTTCAGTCGATGGGATATATTAACAACGAAATCTCTGTGGAGAACCCATCTGAAAGGATTAATGCTAATTATATAATACCCAAATACAATAAAGTAAAAGATGACACTTTATTGACCGCTTTTTATTCTTTTGTTGGAATAAACGAATATGTATATGAAAATAATATCGTTTATAAATCTCTTTTAGAAAATCAGGTATTTCATAAAAACGGTTTGAGATTTGATCAGGTAAAATTTACGACTCCTAAGGATAAATATCCTATTTTTACCGGAGGTCATCGAATTTGTGTAATACAGCATGATATAGTATTGGATACTGGGTGGATGACTTTGCCTGCTGGAGAAATTATTATATTTATAGGAGGATCTATTACTGTAAAATCAAGTAAAACAGGAGCTTTAGGAACCCTTGATCTCAACGGCGCCAAATTATTAGGGCATGTAAGGATAACTGCAAATGTTGTTGGTAATACAACAGAAGGGGGAACTAATAGTCCGTATTCTAAACTAGAGCAAAAGGGAAAGACTTTTTATAGTGAAAATTTGAGGAAACTGGACATATGGACAGGCGTACATCATGTAAATGCTTTGGGATTTAATATTAATAAGGCTACTCAGGGTAATTCGGAGTCTAGGCCAGCTTTTGAAGGTTCTTATGAGCCTAATCCTAATGGATATGTCTATTTTGATACAACTTTACAAAAACCTTTGTTCTTTAAAAAAGTAGGAGTTTCCAACTTGGATTACACAGGTGTCTGGATAGAAGCGGATGGACTGCAAGCAGGTGTAAAAAGAGCAGGGAGCACTGAACTTAGGCCCACTGGTCAACCTGTAGGATTCTGTTATTTTGATACAACACTCGGAAGGCCTATTTGGTGGGCAGGGCCAAACTGGGTTGATGCTACAGGTGCAACAGTATAATAACGATAATTAAAATAAAAGCCATGTTACAAGGATATCAAATAAGAATGCTAGAAGAGTATAAGCAACTTAATGACCGGGTGGAAAAGTTGGAGAAATTCATCAATGAATCTCCAGTGTTTTCTAAAATGGAAGTGCATAAACAAATACTTCAGCGTTGGCAACTGTCGGCAATGAAATCATATCGTGATGCCTTAAAGAGAAGATGTCTGGCAGAAGGATTTTCTCCGTTGACTGGGGATGGTCTGGAATAAATGTTAATTCTATAACTTTTTTAAAAAACATCATGGAAGATAACAACATACAAGATTCTTGCTGCAACAGCAAGTATGCAAGTATCAGGCAGATGGACAAGCTTGATGAAATGTTGGGAAGAAGATTCCCTTTCTATCCTCGTACAGTGATACAGGCGGTACATGACGGAAGAACTGGCGCGTCGTTGGAAGCGATACTGGCACAGTATAACAATATTTATGTGCAGTATCAGGGTACAGCGGGACATACGAGAAATATTGTTCCGAAAGAAATGAGGCGTAAGGGGATCATCATATCATACGTGGATATGCAGGGGAATGCCATAACCGAGAAATGTGTGAATGATGCACAGAAGGACAACTTTCACTGGGGGCTTGATGTCAACTGGGTACGTGTGGACGAACTAACACTCTCTGGAGATATTTCCGTATCGGTAAAAGGCACGTGGGTGATTAACGATGAGGATACCGGCATAGCTGCTTTGGGGCCCAAAGGAGATAACGGACTTACCCCGTGGCTCAAAACGATAGATAACAAGCTTCACTTCTCCTATGATAACGAGACATGGGAGGAATGTTCTGATTACATTGCGGCTTATTTCCGTTTTCAGGATAACAAATTTCAGATATCGCGGGATAACAAAACGTGGTCAGATCTTAGCGGAGAAGTTACAAACAGTTTGTCTATTAAAGCCTATGTAACAGATAAATCACAATATCTTAATCCTAAGCAGGGTGATATGATTATGGTGGGACCTACCTATGCGGATGATGATGCCGAACATACCAAGCCCATCTACCACCTGAATATTTATAATGCCGGCGGATGGGTGGATCACGGTCCGTTCCAGTCCATCAATGCCGGTGTGGTGCAGGAACTGGGGGATAGCGAAACAGAGGTTGTTAGTCAAAAAACTATATCATTTAATATACCTTATGATATTTCACTGTATCATACTAATATAGATGGAACAAATAAGTTTACATTAAGTGATGCAATATATAATATTCCAACAAGTATTAGGAGGCATGGTTCTGAAATTAGGTTTATTTCTAAATCAACTGATAGGTATGAAACTTGGAAATTTATTGCAAATAATGAAATAACAAATTCGGAATGGAATAAAGCAGGGAATTGGGTCAAGATTACAACTGATTTTGACATTTCTGTAACAGGAAATTTGAATGCTATTAATTCTCATGTACTTACTATTAGTGATTTAGAAAGATATTATTGGGAAAATGTGGCTGGTAAAGCTGTTTTTTCCAGGTCAAATCCTAATATTCCTTTATATTCTTCAATAATAAAGTGTAAAACAGGTGATAAGTTCTATTTGCAGAATAATGGGGAGGGTAATGCAAAAAACTGGTTTAAAACATCTACTGATTTGAATATATTAGAAGAATCTGAAGCTGTAAAAGATTCATTTATTATAGAAATGGAAGAAGATGGTTATTTGATAGTAAATCATAATCAAAATAATGTTAATACATTATTCTTTTTGCTCAAAATAAAAAATACAGAAAATCTTTTTGTAGAAAAAGGTGTAGAATTGCAGACTATACTAACCTCTAATTGTTTTTTGAAAGATTATTACTTTATTCTTGAAAATGGTAAGACCTTATTTTGTAGACATAATATTCCGGGAGAAATTTCTACTATACTGTTTGAAGCCAAGAAAGACACAGCTATATATTCTAAATCCTGTGGCTTTTCCAGAGGTATTCCATTGATAGTATTAGACAGAGATAGAAATGTGATTTATTCAGAGCCTAATGATAATAATAGAAGAGCAACGTATTATAAGATGCCTGAAGATGGGTATATCATAGTGAATAATGCTGATGGCACAATTCCTGATAAATATATTAGAGTGCTTGATGATAAGCCATTTTATACTATAGATGATTTTAATAAGGGATATTGGGAGGTCAATCCAACCGTTGGTTTTATAAACACGTGGAGTAATCCAAATTTGAATATTCTCAATACTTGCATTCCGTGTAAGAAAGGAGATAAATTTAGAATCAGTACTTATGGATGGCAGGCTGCAAGACCTTATTATATAACAGATAATTCTAAAAATGTATTAGAAACAGGTCCAATGGTGTCATCTCTGTTTCAATCAGAGATTGAAATTACTCAAGATAATGCAACATTTCTTGTAGTAAATTATAGAGAATTTCCTAATGCCGGGAAGGTTTTTGTGGAAAGGTTAGATACAGTTTATACAAACAGAAATGTTAAGTATATCACTTGTTTGGGTGACTCATTAACAGTAGGATACCAAAGTGGAGTAACAACTTCATATCCTGAGGTTCTTAATTCTGCTTTAGGAAACAATTGGAAAATTATAAATGGAGGGTATGATGCTGATTCTATAGAGATGATACTTGGAAGACAAGGTTCTAACGTATTATTAAATAAAAATCAAATAGTACTTCCTGCAGATGGTTCTGGTGTTCAGATAGGAACACTGGGTGATAGTGGTATAATATCTGCTCTTACTCCTAACAATTCTCTTCCATTACAGAGATGGGCCTTTAAAGATATTACTAGGGGCTTAATAACTCCTGTAATGGTTAACAATGTTCCATGTAATCTCTTATTTACTGGTACATCATATAATGATAATAATGGTAGATATATGATGAGTCTTGTGACGCCTCAAAGTACTCCTGTTACTATACCAGCTAATAGTGTAGTATCAACAGCTTTGAGAACTGGCGTTGATAGTGATGTTCTTGTTATATGGATGGGAACTAATGGACTTACTGTTGGAGGTAGCTTCACTCCAGAGCAACTGGTAGATTACCATAATATGGCTATAAATTATGCTGCTACTAAAAAAAATATAATTATAGGGCTGCATACAGGAGATTTAAATAGCAGAAAAACGCAAGAAGAAGCCATGCAAAAAGCATTTGGACTTAGATATATTAATCTAAGAAAATATATGGTGGAACAAGGGTTGGTAGATGCTGGGTTGGAGCCTACTCAAGAAGACACTGAATTTATAAACCAAGGTAAATGTCCTCCTCAATTACTAATGGATGGAACTCATTTTACTACTATAGGGTACACTTTAGTAGGTAAACTTGTTTATCAGAGAGGAGTATCCTTGGGATATTGGTAATTGTTTTTAATACTATTTTTCCCCTTCAAAAAAGGGAGGCCCCTCCACCCTCCCTAATTACCTACCTCATATTGTCACCCTAAAAATCGTTAGTAACATTGTTCGAACCACTATGCTATTTCTTCCTGATGCTCGCGCACAAACTATAATGCCTTTCGGGTTATATATTTGATTGCAGGATTTATCCACCACTTGTTTTTAGAGTAAAAAGTCGCTGCTCTTTTCTTTAAAGACCTACAGATAGTATCGCAGCGATAGAAATACTACTGTAGTCTCTTTATAAGTCTTGCCATTGGCATTCTTTTTTAAAGAGTTATAGTCATAAGTTTAACGTCATTGACATATATGGACGATAAAGAAAGCATTGATAATGCAAATATAGCGAAAAGCTAGTTTCATTATTCCATGAAAATGAAACTTTCTATATCGTTTTTTATTTAACAATTCGAATCGGTACAATTCCATCGGTCCAAACAATATCATTTCCGTTCCATTTGAAGTGGATGGACTTTTTTCCTGATAGTTGATTTGCGGAAAAATAATATTCTTTTCTGAAATTGCAGTCATTTTCGTGAGTAACTGTTAGGTGAAGACTGTCTTTTTCTTGTCGTCTTTCAATATCGACTTTATAGGTGGATTTATCTTTTCTTGAAGAAGGGCGTATTACCCGTGTCCTTTCGATTGTTCCCATATTATATAAATTAATAGCCATATTTTATATAAGACATGCAAGATTTGGCATTGTCAAGTTCCGATTCCCAAAATATTCTATCAAACCCTAAAAATAAAGATGATTCTGCGGATTCTATAGCGTTTCTAGCCTGTGAGGCATATTCAATATCGTTTTCAATCCTTTCCTGTAGTTCTTCTATTTGTAGGGACATGTTCAGAATCGTAGAGTTCAGGTCAGTATTCTTGTTTTTTAGTCTGTCCACTTCTTCTCTAAGGTTGTAATTCTCCATTTCTAAATCTTCATATTTGCTTTTGCTGACACATGAACCTAAGAATAGGATTATGAATGTAAGTAATATTGATTGCTTCATAGTGTTAAAATTTAAAGACGAGACAAATATAGCGATTTGTTCATGAATGTAAAATATTTGCATGGAATTTTGTATCTTTGCATCGCACATAGCGATGTGCATCAGGATTTGGACGGTTCCGATATAGTTTCGGACCGTCTTTTTTTGTTTTCACACTGGTTGGTCTTGTGTATGTTTATCTAATATGTGACAAGGGCAACTGTCTTTCCCAGATTGCCGCCCTTCCTGTTCAATAATGATTAGTAATCAGGTATAACAAAGGTATACAAAGATATAAAACAATCTTATTAAAAATAATCGGTAATGTAAAATCTTGTGATTTATATTGCAAATTACAATTATATACGTATTTTTGTGCAAAAAATATAAAGTATATGAAAAGGTTGGTTATAGCCTCATTGTTTCTGCTTCCTTTTTTTGCGGTAGGGGTGGGGATGACATCATGCGGTGATGCCGCTAAAGTGTATATTTGTACAGGTCCGAAAGCCAGGGTATATCACAAGACGGACGAATGCCGTGGGCTGGACAGATGTTCGGGAGATGTAGAATCCGTAAGTCTTGAACAAGCTAAGGGTATGGGTAGGAGAGAATGTAGAATATGTTATAAATGAGTGGTATGAAAAGTTACTATGAAATACTTCAAGTAAGCCGAGATGCTAAAATTGATGAGATATTGGCAGCCTATAGAAAAAGAGTGTTGGAATCCCATCCTGATAAAGGAGGAACCCCCGATGAATTTCAGGTGGTGAGAAAGGCTTATGAAGTATTGTCTTCAAACCGAAGGATGCTATATGATGGATGGCTAAAAGCTGAAGAAGAAAAAGAACGGATAGCAAAAAGGAAGAGGGAAGAAGAAATAGAAAAATATTGGAATGGCATCATTGTACCTAAAATAAAATCCTATGCAAAGGATATATTGAATCAATATTGCGATAACTGTTCTTTAAAATGGGTTATTTTAAGTTCATTTGATTCTAATTCCACAATCTTTTCCAATCCTCCATTAAAGCCAACAGTGAAAGGTGGAGCTTTGGCTATTAAAAATGCTATATTGACAATAAAAGATGTGCATACCTCTTTTAGTCAAATAGATATAATAAAACTTACTGCAATATGTGATGCCATTATTAAAGGGAGCATTAATATTAATGAAACTGATAATGGCTCTGAATTTGAAAGAAGAAAGAATATTTATAGAAAAAATATAGATGCTTTCTTGAAACGATATTGTGAAAGTGAGGCCTTGTATTCTCGGATAAAAATGCAATTGGAATTAAACAGCTCTATCTATTCAGATCTTAATGAAACTGCTGCAAACGAGGTAATTTCTGCTGAAATAATAAAAAGGGCTATAGCGATAGTTAAAGCAAAAGGCGTTCCTTATAATTTTAAAGGTCTTATTAAATTAGAATCTATTTGCAATAAAATAATATTAGGCAAAATCCATATAAATAAGTCAACAGACAAAAATAAGGAGGATGAATCTGGTAATTTTATTCAAAAACACTTTTATTCATTTATAAGATTTGTGTTTTTTATTATTGCATGTGTTATTATATATATGGTTTATTATGAAATAGATAAAGAATGGTCTCGCGAAATAAAAAGTGCGAATGAGGGGAAAACCTTGTCTAATATGAATGAAATGGGAGCTTCCATAGATAAAAAAAAAGTTTATCCTAAGCAATGGTCATACGATTTTTCTGAGAAATCTAAACGGGAAATTCCTAAACAGCACCAAAAATCAGATAATACCAATTCTAGTGGTACGGATATGACATCAGAGTATATTGAAAGACATTTCTCAACAGGTGATATTCCGTTCAAATCATTTTATGGAAGAGGACTGTATGATAGTATTTCCTTAAGCGAATTGAGATTGATAAACAGCACGTCAACAGATGCCGTTGTCTTATTGGAAAACATTTCGGGGGAGATTATAAGGAATGTTTTTGTAAAACAAGATAATTCGTATACGATGAGACAAATACCTGAAGGAAGATATATTGTGAAAATAATGTATGGAAATTCATGGAATTCAGAAAAATATAATGGGAGTGGTATGCCGTCAGGTGGATTTATGAAAAATGTATCGTTTAGTAAATCCAAATGGAAAGATTCTTTTGACTTTATATTTGAAAAGGATGATGATGGAATCAATTATCCTACCTATTCTTTGACTTTGCATAAAGTCAAAAACGGCAACATGTCTACTGAAAAGATTAATAAGGAAAGTTTTTTTAATTAACATATTATGAATAAAAAAATTATGTCTTTGATTATTTCTATAGTTATATCAATTATATCTATGACTTTATTTTCGTGCATTTTGGTTCTTGTAGGACAAGAAGGAACTTTACTGCAATTCGTTTTTATTGGATTGGCAGTGTATATTGGAAAGTATTCATATTCACGTCTTATTGATTACTATAATAGAAAGCAGTAACTTTGGGTTGTAGTTTTGCATTGAAAATGTTGGTTTTGTAAACTTGCCGTAATAGTTTCATCTTTGCATCACGTAACAAGTACCAGATGTTATAGATGATTGATTATTCTGCCAAGAGGGACGTTTAATATATCTTTATCTGTAACTAGCACTTACTACGGATCTTCTTTTGTATTAGTTCTGTTATTTATGAATTAAAAAAATAAATTCATCTAATTAGATATCTACTAACTAATATTACGAAAGAATTTTGATTTACATTTTGAATCGAAATATAATTTAGAAACATATCTAAATTACTATCTAATTGTTAGTCTTATTTTTAGATTAAAAATTAAATATCTATTTTTGCAAAAAAACAAATGGTTTTTGATGAATTTTTAAAACTGAAGGTGAACTTTTAGGGTTCTGTTATTGTTATGATTAATCTAAAGACTAAAGCTGATGAGAATTACGATGCTTTTGTATTATTGAAGGATAATGGCAAACTTAATTCTTCAATACATTGTGCTTATTATTCAGCTTTTTTATTATCTATATATTCATTATGTGTGAGATTTGGATATCTTTATGAAGATATACAGAATAATTCAAGAGGAAAAGATAGTCATGCTTATATCAGGAATGAGCTGGGAAATAAGATACATCAAGCGAAACCATTAGATTGTGTTGAGTTTCACACTTGCCTTGGTAAATTAAAAAAGGAACGGAAAAAAGCTGATTATTCGAAAAATCTGGTTACAAATAAAGATGTAGTAAATATACAAGATACTATAGATAAATTCAGAGATTTGATAATTACAAAATATATTTGATTATGGATGCAGTAAAAGATTTTATCATTGAACGATTAAAGAAACTTAGTAATATGTTCAAGGGCATTTCTATCAAATATGCGTTTGACAGTATAACTGAATTTCATATAATTGAGATATCACCGGAAAATATTAGAAGAAGAGATGATGAATACATAAGGTGGGAGTCTGATATGTGGAATGATTTCTTTGCCATGTTCCCAGATGAGGATTTGCTTATTTCGGAGCCTTGCGAGTCTAATGATATGCATAATGTGTTATTTGACAATATTCCGATTGTGGATAGTGGCAATTTGCTTTATTGTATAGATTTAGATTTTGGTGAGATGGATTCTTTTTTAAATATTGACACTATAGATTTGTTAGCAGCGTGATTATGGCAGAAAAAGTAGCAAGTTTCCGTTTAAAGGAATATAAGATAAATAAGGCTAGTATAGAATTTGATCCTGATAAACCTCTGTCTAAAATGTCAATAGAGATCGAGAGAAAAGGTGATATAGAGGAAAATAATATTTATAGGATAAATATGTATATTGGTGTTTCTGATGAAACGAACAATTTCAAAATCAGTGCAAACATGGTAGCTTTGTTTGAATTTGATTCTGAAATATCTGAAGAGAATAAAACTAGTTTTGTAAATTCGAATGCGCCAGCCATTTTGTTCCCCTACTTTAGGGCATATATATCTACATTGACATCTCTTTCTGGAATGCAACCTGTTATCTTGCCGACAATAAATTTTGCTAGAATGCTGGAACAGCAGGAGAAATAAGTAAACATTAAAGGGTTATCATTATTGGTAACCCTTTAATGTTATCGTTTTATTGTCTATACACCTTTTCAACTTCTTTTTTCACTTTTTTAGTGATAGTCTGTTTCTTGTATTTTTTTTCCATATCTGGGTATTCCGGATGTTCTTCCAACCATTCTTTTTTATCTTCGGCTTCGTCATGTTTTCTTTTGAGTTTTAGGAACTCTTTTTCATTTTTCAAAGTTTCCTTCTCTTTTTCATTGAGGTTGTTGATGATGTATTTCTTTTTTATTTCAGAGTCTTTCCTTTTAGATGTTCCGTCTGAATAGGGCAGTTTCTTTCTGTAGTCATTAAACAGTTTTCCAGCCTCATACATCTTGTTCAGATATTCATAAGGTCCCATATCCTTGTATAGTTTCTCGGCCATTTCCTTTCGTTGGGATTTGGGAAGGTTGATTAGGAACATAAAATCTACAAGGTCGGGGCGTCCTTCCCTTATGGCGGATTCGGCTCCCAGATAAATGTTTTCCAGTGTCTCTACATTTAATCCGGCAAATTTCCCTAATTTGGCGGCCAGCTCCCTTTGTACATTCAGGTTGAATCCGTCTTTTACCGCCTCGCTTATCAGATTTGACATCTCTGTAATGAATGAGAGAGGATCATATTTGTTCCCTTGTGATATGGCGTTGACAAACTGTCCAATGGAAGTTCCTCCCAAGGAACTTAAAGCAGCAGATAAAAATATGCTTTTCAATTGTTCATCAGTGAACCATAAATCCTCATCCCCGTCCCCGTATCCGAATATGGCGTAGATATTGGATATGAGTGGTGCTGTGATTCCTGCAATACCATATCCTCCTGCCGCCCACAAGCCTCCCATTACAAATAGTCCGAAGGTGGCTTTCCTCAGCCCGGTAAGATAGCTGCCCATCATTGTTCTTTGGGCTTCGTCTTTATTCATTCCGGATTCAATGTTCAGATTGTATATCCTTTTTGCTCGTGCCATTTCAAGAAGCCCCTCAATACCCATCCGCTGGTATCCTATGTTGCTGCTTTGGTAAGTGGTCAGCGCCTTGTAGAACACATTGCCGCTTGCCTGCATGGGGGACATCATTTCCGGGCTGGAACTCTGCTGGCTTTCATTGAATGCTATTTCAGCGTTGTATTTGGCTAAATTGGCGGCTTCCTCATTGCCCAGACCTCTTTTTTGCGCACGTTTATATTCAAAATTGTAAACGGCTCTCGCTCCGGCCGCACATGTCAGCGCATCAATAAGCTTGTTGGGATACATGCCTGCATTGGTAAGTTTCTCCAGCTTGTTTTTGAATGCATTTTCATCCTTTAATGCTTCGATCCCCATATTTCCCGTATCAACCCGTTCTTCAAAAGAAGGAAGATACTCCTTCGCCCATTTCATGTTTCCTGCCGGGGTGAATATGTATTTGAACAAATCAGCCTGATACCCCGGATTTCCGCTGTATGCGGAAAATGCCGGATAGGAGAGCACCTGCTTCATTGCGGTGTTGAGTCTGAATGCGATATTGGAACCTGCCCAATACCTTAGTATCTTGTTTAGTCCGTTGTTGAGCGAGTCTTGTTTCTGCTTGTCGTTGAAACTCCGTACGGCCACCTCCGCTGCTCTCATGAAGATATCAAACATTCCTTTATGGTTCGCCTCCATATAGTTCTTGAAAGCCTTGCTTCCCCGCAGGAAATTAAGATCCTGGCGCAGCTCAGCCGTTGCCGCCCAAGTTTCCATATCTCTTCCGTATTTTAGCATCAGATCAAAAGCGTTTCTGCTAGTGTCCACCTTCAGGGTATTTATCGTACGGTTGATTATGTTTCCGGTTATTGTGCTTGGCATACCGATGATTGTTTCTCCCAGCTCCCCCTTTTCACGGATTTCGGATTTGGCTATGACCATAGGGAAATAATTCTCCCGTGAAGCCATGCTGGTTCCCGTCATTCTTACATGGACCGGATTGTACCTTTCTTCTCGTAGCCTTGGAAAGAAGTCGTCTGTGATCCATTCTCCGAGTTTCATGTATTTATCGCCTATAAAGGATTCTATCTCGGTCATGCTGTCTTCCGTCCATCCGTCCGCCTCTAGCTTCATCTTTCCGTCCGGCTGTCTCCATGTGAGCCATACATAGAACGCCTGCCCTTTGTTTAGGTTTGCCTCATACAGGTCGCCCTCCTTATGGTAATTGCTGTCGTACATATATTGTTTGTGAATCCTTTTTTCTGATTTTTGAGAATCCCTGAATACATTTTCCATTGATTTTCCGAACAGTTCCTTTATTTTTTCTTCCAGTTCTTTGTTGTAAGCCTTTACCCCCAAATATATCCTATCGTTGGCTTCCACCACTCCATGACTGCTTTTCATGAAATAATCGTATAAGGGGCCTTTTCCTATGGCGTGGTTCCTGTCTATGGCTTTCAGCAGATAATCGAAACTATACATGGGATAGGCGATAAAGTCACCGATGCTTTGCAATATGGACACAGTTTTTTCCATATTTGTTTCTTTCTCGTTTATACCTTTTATTCTTTTATCTTTTACGGCATTTATTCCCATGCTGATAATTCTTCCCCGGTGCGCGGCTTTTTCCTTGTTCAGCATGGCAAGGCGGCTTTTCCCGGTATCAACAAGTTCTTTCAATTCATTGTACACATTATCGGTTATCCTTATTAACTCTTCCTGCGCTACGGGTATCTGTGCAGCTATTTTCTCAGCCTCCTGCAGATAAAACTTTCGTGCTTCACCCTTGTTGTTGTAGGCGGCTCTTCTGGTGGTCACAAGATCGCCCTCCAGTTTGTCCAGATCTCGTTTCATTTTTCTGGATTCGGCCAATAGTTCGCGTATGGAAAGAGAATCATACTCATCGGCCATAGTCTGTGTGAACACACCTGTTCCTTCCGCCGCTTCATCCATGGCATTCTCTAGCTCTTCCCGGCGCTTCCGTATCTCTTCAACGGATTCAAGTTCTTTAGTTTTCAGCAGTTCGGCTCTTTCTTTTAATAGATTATCCCTTCGGCTTTTCATTTCATTCTGCTGACCGGTAAGTATGGTGATGCTTTCAGGGGATGTCTCAGATTTTATGAGTTTTCCCAGTTTTACAATTTCGCTTCTTACGGCACGGAGTTCACTGTCAGCGCTTGTTAGCAACAGGTCTTTGTAAGCGGATCGTATACTGTCAAACACACGTCTGGTAGCCTCATCAACAACTATCCCTTTTGATACGCCTCTTGTATCCTGCCCGGAAAGCTTCGTTTTTATCATTTTTTGCATCCTTTTCACCGAACTGTCATATTGGGCATAGTTTATCAACTTTTCAACAAGATTTAGTGGTTCCTTGAGTTTATTTGTTGATGCGGCCTTGTTTACTTGGGCAATCAGTGACTTTATCATATGTGGCCCCATTTCTTCTCCCGCTTCCTTGGTCAGTCTTTGATCTATAAAGGAAAGCATGGCTCTTGACGCAGTCTCGTATTCCTCTTTATTTCCTTTTCGTGCCTGATCCAATTGCTTTTTCAATTCCCGTATCTCTTCTTTCAGATTTTTAATAATCTCCTTCTTTTCTTCCTTTCCTGGAATACGGAACAAGGTCTCTCCCTGAGGAACAGACGGGATGGTACGTGAACTGCCTGAGAACTCACCAATTCCCAGTTTTGAACGCATGACGGTTTCCTTTGCCACATCAACAGGATAGTTTGACTGTTTCAGTCTGTTGTGGCTTTCATAAAGGATGTATCTCAGCTCATTGTCCGTCAGTTCAAATCCCAGATTCACTTTCGCTTTACGGAGCATGTCTATAAAGAAGGCTTTGATTCGTGTCCACAAGGACTGCTCCGCAAAGGTAGCCGGTCCGCGTTCGGACAGGTCTGCCATATATTCTTCAGTTGCTGTACGGATGGATATGTTCTCATTTTCCGCCATCCGGTTGATGGCCTGTCTGATTGATGGTGCGGCATTGTTGTATACATTGTCAAGGAAGGTATCGAAGTCCTTTCCGAACAGCTCACGCAATCCCTTATGTGCCACCACCTCATGGAATATAGTCGCCTGTGCGTCCTCCACGGATGTTGTGTTTGGCATATATAGATATACCTTGTTCTCCTTTGGTGAGTACCATCCTTTGATATTGGCTCCTGATTCGATACGTCTGCGCGCCTCGCCTTGTGGTAGCTGGTCTTCGGAAGTGATTTTTTCTATAGGTGTATGAAGAGACTCAGAAAGTTCATTCACTGCTGTATTCATGGGAGCAGACACAGAAGCATAAGCCTCCAAAGCGTCGTTTATAAATATCTGGTCTTCTCGTGCTACATCTTCCGTTTCCGAAGCAAGAGTATTGCGGCGTTTCTCAGGTGTCATATTCATACGGGATTGTACATTACGTGCTTCAACTTCACCTGATAGTTCATTGTATCTGTCGTTTTCTCCACCAAGTCCAAATTTTTCAATAAGAGATTGATACTCATTATAAGCATCCTCATATCCTTCTTTATCATAACCCCGCACCCAAAGATTGAATCCCTTATCAAAAGCATTACGGCTGGGGATAAAGCCATCCCCAAACTCGAATCCATCTGAGTGATATTCATTTACCAAAGCATTATAAACATCCATCTGTGAAGCGTCTTCTCCAAGTTCCTCACGCTTGTCAGCAAACTCTTCAATCATGGACCAGGCATCGCGCTTTTCTTTTAATGCGTCAAGGTATTTTCTATAAGTCATACTGTTTCCACCACGAGCGAATCCTTCAATTGATTGTACGGCATGCTGTACCTCATGCGCTAAGATACTACGGAAATCCGCCCTGTCTAGAACAAACTCATTCACACGTATCAAGTTTTGGCTTCCATAATAAGTCGCTCCCGTATTGCTTGTAGGGGCGTTGTATATCTCCACGCGTATCTGCTTCAACTCCGGATAAGTCTTAAACAAATTCTCATCCTTCACATAATCGTCAAGATAACGCACGTCGTTCGCTTCGTATGTGGCGCGAAGTTCTTCTGCCTTTTCTGATAATTCATCAAAACGGGCTGCTTCTTCTTCCGTCAGCTCTACTCCATCAAACAGTTTGTCGCTTAGCGCATCATACTCTTTGCCCCATGACAGGTTGGACCAAAGTCTGTTTTTTCGCGCAAGTCCTTTCGGATCAATCTCGAAATCCTCCACTTCATATCTCCATTTTCCGTCAGCCCCACGTTCCCAACCTGTAGCCTGCTTGATTTTCCTAGCATTTTCTTTTTCATTTGTTTGGAGAATCGAAAGCAAACGCTTATCTTTGACATCAGATAAAGGCGAGTTACCATCTATTCCAGCTTTTTGTATTGTTGGGGCAATGGATAGTAATTTGCCTTTCTCTATGTTAGTCAGTTTGTGGTCATAATACCGTTCTCCATTGTTTTGATTGGCGATAACAGCTTTCACAGTATAGTCAACACCGGCTATTTTCAATCCACATACATAATAAGAGAATGATTTTACACCGGGATATTTCTCCAAATCTTCGTTGGCAAGTTCTTCAATGAAGACGGAGTTTTCAATAATCTGAGGTACGGCTGCGATAGATTGCAGATGTTCTACATCCTTATAATCATGCTGCAATATTTCACGAATACCTCCCCGACTATTGCCTCCTGTCACAGAGATAATAGCTCCCGTATCTTTATTGATATATTCTCCACGTAATGACTTTCCATATTCCAACGCATTTTTTTTGTACTGTTTCAAGTCATCGCTCGGTTCTATCTCTTTACCCGTAATCTCTATCGGCTCACTCTTCCGCAGCTTCTCAATGCGCTCTTTCTTCGTATTGAAAGCGGATTCCATCTCTCGTGCCACATTCAGGTTATCAAGGCGGGTAGTTGCTTCCTCTGCCTTATCCAGTTGGGATGCGCCTTTCTCTCCAATAAAACGATATCTTACATCCGCTTTTCTTGCATTGAATCGCTTGGAAGGAGGAATAATATTACCTTTGTCGTCACGGGTTATCAGGTCATTCAGTTTTCGGTTGTTTTTTGTATTCTTGTAGCGGTAATCGCTCCTGTCATCATATCCCCATTCGTTGATATCATTTCCGTCCCAATATAGATTTTCGGCTGGTACTTCTTCCTTCATAATTCTGTAATTGCCGTTTAAGGCATGTTCTCCATGAACTTTTACATAGGATTCAGACAGGGAAACCCAGTCACCGTTTCTTACCTTTCCTTCTTTCAATGATTTTGGAACGGCACGATAGATGGTAACGGTCGGTTTTTCTCCTTTGTCAATGGCAGACAATGCTTCATTGATTGCGGCGACACTTTCATTTCTGTATTGATCCTTGTTCATGCGAAGCTGCTCATTTAAGGATTCGCGTATCTGATCTTTGTTTGCGGCAATGTCAACCATGTTTTTATCAATACCTTCCTCATCATAAGAGGGGGCGCGGTGTGCCATTCTGAATTCATCGGCGGAAACATAACCATTTCTTCGTGCGGATTCGTTTATGATGTCACGCATACGGGCTTCATTATTTTCTTCCATAGCTTTTAAATAGGCCTCATCCATCTCTTTATCCGTCATCAGTTCAAATTCCTTTAGACGCTTCTTTTCCGATTCGGCTTCTTCCTCTGCACGTTTACGGGCGGCTTCCATCATGTTACGGGCTTTCATTTCCTCTTGCACGTATTCATCTCTCAAGGCATCCACATCACCGAATTTTTCATACAGCTCTTTTTTGATCGGAGAAAAAACTTTTACGAATTGCCCTAATGACAGGTTGGAGTTCTGGAGACGCACATTTCTGCTGATTGATTTGAAAGCATAACTTGCGCCACCCAGATTTTTCATTTTCATGGATTGTGCGTACTTTTTTACATCGGCTTCATCAAGGTTGTGCTTGTTGGCGAAAGAACTTATTTCCTCATTTCCAACCTCGCGAAACCGGATGTCACTGCCTTCGGAAGTAAGTATCTCATTGCTTTCGTCATTCATTGCGCGTAAGCCGGAATATTCGGCTTCAAGTTCCTGCTGTTCCTGGTTCAGTTCCTGTTGCTCGGAGAAAACAGCGTCTCTCTCAACGGAGTCATTTCCGGCTTCTACCAGAATATCCTCCAGTTCTATCTTCCTGTCCTCTATTTCGGCTAGTCTTGTTTCTATGTCCTTCATTCTGTCCGCATTGGCGGATTCTATGGAAGGTGCAAGTTGCACAGGATTCACGCTCTTGTATTCAGAGAATGGCTTTGTCTTTTTTACAGAAGAATCAATCCATTTATAGAACTCATCCTTCGTTACTTCTGTAATGGTACTTATTCGGTTCTCCCAACCGGGAGAATAGTTTGCAAGATAAGAGGAACGTGCTTCATCCATAGACGGAAAACCGTACATTACCTTACTTTCGTCAAATTCACCCTTTTCATTGAGCTGGTCTACTACAAACACATTTCCTTCGGACGGATTGTCTGACAGGAAGATGTCTGTATGGTCACCGTCCACGGCTTTCGTGCCACGGATATAGCCGTAGTCGTTGTTCATGGTAATGCTCCATTCCTGCCCGTTGGCATCCTTTCCGCTACGGACGGATCCTTTCGGATTTTCTATGGTAATATCATATCCATCAAGTTTAATGTGACCTTTCTTATAGTTCCCAGCTTCCTTCTGCGCTTCAGTAGGAGAGGTGTCGACCATTTTGCGTGCTTCCGCGATATGGTCTAGGAGTTTGTTTGTGGATGTGTTATCTTGTACATTGTCATTCTGAGGATGCAGTCCTTCATCAGTCTGTCCTTCCATTTGTCCGGATTTTTCTTGATATCCTTCAGTTCCGACGGCATGAACAGGTTTTTCTCCTTGCAGAACCGCATCGCCTCTTTCGCGTATGCCAAATATTCCTCCTTGCTCATCGCTTTTACGCGTTCCGATTCCTTCGTCAGTTGGATTCTCTCTTCTGTTGTCATATTCTTGTTGCTTTATTATTTTATCGGCAAATGTATTATAAAATTCAGACTTTTCTTCATTCGAATAGACATTTGATTCAGAAAAAGCCTCATCATTAACCCATGCTTCATATTCATCCGGAGACATGTGGTATTGTTCTTGGTAGAATTGTTCTTTCAGTTCATCCTCATATTCTTTTTCCGCATCTATGGCGCGTTGCGCTTCTGCGGTTCTGTTGTTTCTTATCATATTGCTGATATCACCAAAAGTTCGGCTTTGTTGTAGAACGGATAGGATCGCGTTTGTGCCGGCCATGCCGGTATTGTCATTTTCCAGTCCTTCTTTCGCCACTATTGCCGGATAACTTTCATGGGCGATGCTTATCAGTCTGTCTCCGGCTTCTTCTACGGTTATACCCCCCTTCTCTTTTTTTCTGAAGATGGAAAGAAATGGCGTCAGGTCTTTGTGACTTAAGCCAGTCATGTTTCTGACACTTCTTTCTCCTGTCATTTGCAGGAACAGGGATTTTCCCAGTACCAAGGATGCAAGCTCTTCCAAAGTTTCCGGCTCGGTACGTGACAGAATTTCCTGAACAAGAGGATTTTCCGGAAGCTCCGTATCCGTTATTGACTCAGATATTTTCGCAGCAGGCTTCTGAATACTATTTTTCCTGCCAGTGTTCGGAATTCCCTCTGGTCCCATGCGTTCTTCACCTGTTCCCTTAGCTTCGGGTCTCTTCTCAGTTCCTCTTTCTTTGCCTTGTTCGCTTGTTTCTGAAACTGGTACGGGCTCATTTGTGTCATTTCCATTCGTGCCAGTCTTACTGCTTTCTGATATTCCATTTGTTTGGTTATTATTAGTTTCTGTTATGGGTATGACAGAGTTGTAGAAATTCTTTATTTCTTCATTCTCCGCTTTTGCTTCTCTAATAGCGTCCCTTATCTCATTTCTTTTTCCCCGTGTGGCGGATGACAGGGATTCATTCAATTTAGCTATCTGTGCATCACTCGCCTCTATATCCTTTCTCAAGTCATCCAGAGCGGTTTCAAGTGATTCTGTCAGATTTGTGTATTGGAATGACTGCTGTGGCGTCAGAGATTCATAATCAATGCTTCCGTCCTTCTTTTTAGGAAAGGAGGATATAAGTTTGTCCAGTTCGGATTTTTCGTAAGTCGGACTCTCTGTGCTTTCCTGCAATGGTTGGTTTCCCATCTCTTTTCCTTCAGGAGCGGTTTCATTTGTTGAACTCTTGGATTTTTTCACCCAATCGGTGTACTCTTGGACGGGAACCGCACCTAACTGGTATGCTTCATTTTCCAATATATTCATTGATACCTCATCGCTTTTGACCTCATTGTACTCATCGGTTGGAACGACAAACATACCTCCGATTTCCTCATCAAAACCGATAATGGTCATACTTTCTCCTTCTGGAGTGATATAGGAGGCGCCGATTTCCGGAGCCGCTTCCGCATCATCTTTTCTTTGTGCGTCAAATAGCGACTGTTTGTATTTGAAATATTGCTCTTCTGTCACGAGTACGGAACCTGTTTCATTACCGTTGTTGTCTATGATCTTCCCGGACCATCCGCCGGGAACTTCCTCATCAAGTACTATCTCTTTGCCTCCTGTATATATCTTGTCACCTTTTTCGGGTTGTAATGCAAGTACTTCCGGACTGAATTTCCGAATTAACTCTTCCTGTCTTCTATTTTCATCCTCTTGTGCGTATTCAGTCCGTATTCCGGCTTTGTCCACATTGTCTTTCATGGCCCGGAGTTGTTCATCGCTGACAGAAACCGGCTCCCGACTTCCTTCCATGAGTACGGACCAATTGCCCATTGTATCCTGACCAACAACAGAAATGCCGGTCACTGTGCCATTATCATCCGCTATGCTGAATGTCTGTCCTGCGGATATGGGCTGTGCTTCCATGATTGCGGCATCGGCGTTGTATGCGCCAAGCATTTGTTCAAGAACTTGATCCCGTCCGACCATTGAGATCTCTGTGTCTGCATTGATTCTTACAGTCTTGGCATTATTCTCATCAAATGAGGCGAATATCGGACCTTCTGGACCGTTTTCCAATGGCACTACCATGAGTGTGCCTGTTTCTCCGGGTTGCCCAGTGGCATCTATACCATTTATGACAACTCCGTAACTGTGCTCCTTGTCTCCGAATCTTCCTAACGGAATAGTGACAACTTGTCCTTGGGGAGACATTTGCTGGACTTTGACAGCCGCCTGTTCATATTCGGAAGCATGAGCCTCATCCAATGCGTCCTCAACTGCGTCATGACGGTCTTTCTGCCGTAGGTAGTCCGTAGCCAGACGTTTGGTCTCTTCGTCCATGACATCCAGCATTTCCGCACGTTGGGCGTCATTGGCATCGGCAAGCGCATCTATGGCTTCATCATCCAGTACGGATGAAAGGCGTTCACGGGAAACTTCCTCACGGAGTACTGTCGTGCGCATGGCTACTGGATCATGAGTTATATAGATATCCGTTCCCTCTTTTTGTGATGCCGTGCGCTTTTCGGACTCCTCACGGGTCTGCTCTCCTGCAATGTCCTCCATGGCATTGTTCTTCGCAATGTCAAACGCATATTCTATCTCGGCCTTTTTCTCTTCCTTGCTGAGGCTACCGTCATTCATGGTTTCTTTGATGAAAATCCTTATGTCGTCATTGCCACGTTCTTTTGACATACGTTTCAGTTCGGACAGTTTCTCCTGTTGTTCTTTGGTCATGTTTCCGAAAGCCGTATTCATCTTCTGGCGGTGTCTTACCCTTTCAGCCCCCATGCTTCCAAGTCCTAATAAGCCGAAAGCGACGGAAGTGGGAGCCAGTCCAAGGAATGTGTCTATATTGTTGTCAAGGTCTGTGGCTTCTTCCAAGGTCATTTCACCTAACGGGACATTTGCAAGATTATTATACACCTCTTCCATATATTCTTCGGGTAGCCCGTGGAACTGCGCTTTTTTTGCGGCTTCTTTGAAAGTAGGGTTGTCCTTTATCTCCCTGTATAGCTTACCGGCCCTGCTGTTCGTTATATATTTCATGAATTCACTTGCGCCACCGGGAACGGTCTCTTCCACATTCTTCCATATTCCTTTGCCCAGTCCTTTGAATGCGTTGAAAATCATCTCGGATTGGTTCTCAAGAAAAGTGGAAGCGATTGATTTGCCGATGGCTTTACCCATATCCATTCCTCCTTCACGTCCTCCATAAGTCAAGTTTCCATCCTTGTCAACATCAAACAGAATATTCCCCATCATTCTGTCTTGTGCTCCTGCGGTGACACGCGCCAGTCCTGTTGTTCCTTCCATTCCTGCTGCGGCCAAAGCGTCTCCGGCAAGACGTGCCCCCATTTTTGACATTCCTTTTTTCATGGCGGACGCGCCGAATTTCTTCATACCGTATTTTAGAATGCTTTTGGCTATTCCCTCACCTGCCGCCGATATCGGGTTTATGGCGAATTCCAGCATGAACGGGATACTGGCTCCTGTGGTTTGTCCAGCCTTGTATCCTCTTCCCAAATCGGAGGAATAATAGGCGTTGACCGCCATGTTGGTGACAGCGGCGTCAAGCAACTTCTCTTCAGAAGGTGAGAGCTTTTCTCCTTTATCCGCTTTCTCCACCACATTTTTCAGACGGATGCCGCCTATCATGTCGGATATGCCTAAAGTCCATTGTTTGGGATCAAATGCGGTATCGGCGAAACCACGCGCTAGACCGCTAAAAAAATTTGTTTTTCCTTTCTTCCCGGCTTCCTCTATAATATTGTTCGATTCATCAATAAGGTCTTTCGCCCCTTCCAAATAAGTCCTTTCTCCTCGGTACTGTGCTAATGTAGGATCTTCCCTTGTATTCATTCTGGCATTCACCATCGCATTACCGGAATCGTTTCTTAGTATTTTCTTTTGTTTGGTAATCTTTTCCTCTATGTTATCAAGGTCTTTGTTTACTTCATTGGTCAGGGTGCTAAGATGGGAGCCTACGCTCTTTTTGACAAATCCGGCAAGATCACGCTTCATGTCTGTACCGTAACGTGAAGTTATCTCTTTATTGTATACGTCCTGATATGATTCCAATTCCTTGCTAATGACCTCTCCGTAGGTCTTCTGAAACGCTTCGTTTGCTTTTTGGTTAAGTTCGTTCCCTTTATATTGTTGTGACAGCTTCCTGTATTCGTCTGAGGCAAGAAACCGGTTGGCATATTTGTCTTGAATCTCCTTCTGTATTCCGGCCATTTCTTCCGAAAGCTGTCTTCCTCTTTCTGTCAGGGCAAACCTGTCACGATAGTTGTTATATACATCATTCATGGACGATATGGAACGCGGGGTATATTCCTTGTCCAAGCGGCTTTCTTCTTCAACCGTAAATAGTTTGTCCAATTTTCCTTTGTCCATATCTACTTTCAATCTTTCTCCCAAATTTATCGGAGAAAATTGATATCTAGCTGAAACCTCCGCCTTGTCTGACTCCATTTGCGATGTGGAGGGGGGGATAAACTGAAAGTTGTCTTTTGAATGCACTTGTTCACGTAAGCCGGGACGTGTGCTGGGATTATAGTTTCTCATATCAAAAATCCTGTCCGCTTCCTCCTGTGTTCCGACACCACCTGAATATGTTCTTGAAACAGGGTCATATCCGTTGCCTGTTTGAAAGTAATCAGACTTTGGAGTTTGAGGGGTGTTGTTAGGTTGCTGTATTTGTACAGAGGAATCAACTGGTTGCATGAATTGATTAAAGTCCTCATATGAGTCAGAGTATCCGGTCTTATCCTTTAATACGTCATATACTTTCTTTCTGGCTTCCTCATTTTCATCCATGAATTTGTTAAAATCCTCATATGAGTCAGAGTATCCGGTTTTATCCCTTAATACGTCATATACTTTCTTTCTGGCTGTATTATTATCTTGCATGATTCATGTTATTTTAGTGACCAACTATTATTCCCCTTCAATGACCATGATTTGTTTTCCGGTTTTGAAGAGGGATTGAACGCTTCTCCGCTTTCCACTTTTTGCTGTTTCCCATAAATGGAGAGAATATAATCTCTCATGCCTTTTATGGATTTGGGGCGTTCATCCGCCTGAAGGCCGAATGTTTTTTCCAAATCGTTATACATTAGTGCGACATCTTCATTTTTATTCAGGTCATAGGCTCTTGTACTGCCGGAAAAGCCTTTTTTTCCACTTATGCGATATGAAGGATATTTATTTTTTTTGCCATTTTGCTTTTGAGAATCATTATCTATTCTCATTAGACTGATTCCCTCTGTGGCTTTATTATGTCTTTCGATTTCCGCCTGTTTAGCGGCGTTTTCTTCCGCCTTACGTTTGGATTCAGCCGCTTTTGCAGCCTGCTCGGTTTCAAACTTATATGTGTTCCAGTTGTATTCCCGTTCTGCTGCTGCTTGTTGTGCCTTCCATCGGTCTTGACGGGCCTTCTCTACATCTATTCTCGCTTGCTCGGCCCTGTCACGTGCGATCGCTCCGATATAGTCCTGATAATTCTGACGTGACAGATTGTCCCTGTATTGGCGTATTCTGTCAATACGTGCTTGGCCTTCACGTCCGGCTCCTGAAAGATTCATTGACGGATTGCCTCTTCGTGTCCTTACCACATTCACCAGATTGGCCAGAACACTTCCTACAGCATTGATACTCTCGGCGGCACGTAAACGTCTTTCGGCATTAATTCTGTCCTCCTCGCTTTGTAACGGGTCCCGTCCTCTCAGGGCTTCCGCAAGTTCGGTGTAAGATAATCCCTCTTGTCCTTTTTTCTTGCGATAAGAAGCCACTCCTGACAGGTATGCGGCCGGTGACAGCTGGGGATGAGCCGCATAGGCTTCTTGTGCGCTCATTTCCTGCCACGGCTTTTCTGTACCAGGAAGCTGGACGGGAAGCTTGTCCGCATTTTCCCGTTCTTGAACGGTATTGACTGTAGACACACTCGTCGCAGGTTTTTGAACAGCCACCGTGGGACGTAACGGCAACTGTTCCCGTGCGTTTTCCTCAGCTTGTCTCGCCACAGACTCATCATGGATCTGCCGCTCTTCCTCCGGATTGACAATGCCGGCAGCTTCTTTTCTTTTTTGATAATTGGTATATCTGTCCGTAACTGCCATACCTGCTATTTCTTTTTAGTGATTTGACTGGCTACAGCACCGCCTATGGGGCCACCGAAAACAGTGGCCGCAGCCGTTATACCTGTATTGAGAAGACCTCCTAATGCCGATGATTCCTGTTGGGCCTGTTGTTGTTTCACATTATTGATAGCCTCCGTATATGATCGGTTTGCATCCAGATAATTTTTCATGGCCTGATCTTTTTTGGCAGTGGCGGTTGAGGCTATTCCGGCCGTAATATTTTCAAGTGACTGGTTGGCTCCCTGCTTCTGCAAGGCAACGCTCTCATCTGTAGCACCTGTTACAGCGGCGCTTCCTGCTGTCCGTTTGTTGTTTGCCATCAGCAGTTCTCTGGCTTGACGCAGAGCCGCCTGATTCGCACTGTCCTGAAGAGGATCAGCGTAAGCCTGTTCCTGATAATAGTTCATTTCAAGATCCTTCGCCTTTTGAAGATCTTTGATTGATTCCTTATAGGCTTTATTGCCGCCTAGAACACTGGATAAAAGTCCCATAAATCGTAAATTGCACTTTATTATTTAATATCAAAAGTAATCAGTTACATTTGTATCATGTTGATATAATGCAAGACGGAAGTATATTGTATAAGAAAGGGGACAAGGTGGCTCTTGATGGAACCTCATGGAAAGGCACGGTTGTCAAAGTTGAGTCGGACGATAATATATGCGTGGAACTTGACAATGGGATTACCATGTTTGCCCGTCCGGAATTATTGCATCTTTGCACTAAGGAAAACACAAAGCCTCTTCATGATGAAAATGGTAAATTTACAATAGGACATCCAAAGGTGGGGGGAGTTAAAAAAGGATATAGGACTGTCCGTCATTATCGAAACAAGCTTATGGAGCAACTGGCTCCGTTTATTGAGAGTATGGGAGAGATAATAGAGGCTATTGATGATCCTAGTGATAAAGTGCTTGCTGTTTCCCGAATTATCAAATATGCCATGCCGTCTCTTTCGTCCGTAGACTTTAAAGAAAACGCAAAACGAGATCTCTCAGCGGAGCAGAAGATAGCCCAGCTCAATGCAAGGTACAGAAACTTGCCTGATCCGACTGCCGATGAAGAAGGAGAGGAAGGGCATGAAGACTGACAATATTGGTGTATATTTTGGAAATTGGATAACCATTGTATTACAGTTGTCATATTAATTTGTGTTATGTAATAATCGTAATACATTTAATATATGGCAGAAATAATCAATTTTAGACCGACTCCGGATGTGGCGCAGATGATAGAGAGGCAGAAAGCAAAAGGCGTCAATATCAGTCGTTGGATTAATAATCTTCTTATAGGTGCGGATAAACAGGCCGACAGCTTGAATTTGCAGATTTATACAATACCTGAAGACGGGATAAACCTGTATGACAGTACAAAGTTAGCTATTGATCAGATGATATCACTTCATTCGCTCCCATTCAGCCGGTTGAGCATATCTAGGTACAGGGAGGCCAATGATATTATAAAACAAGCAGGCATGGATTATTATCGCTTTAAAATAGACGAAGATAACTATATCTCGATAATAGCGGTGAACAGAGAAGAGGCTTCTGTGGAATTTTCCCGATATTATATGAAATCTGAAAATAAGGAATATGTCCGAACATCCGTACCATTACCTGTTTACAGGTTTGATGTCAAGAACAAGGTGGTAATTATTATAGCAAGCGAATAATGGAAATATGTAAGACAGATACAGTACGATTGCTCAGACTGTTAAAAGAAGCGGCCTTAATAATTGAAGACAATTGTAGAGGCATACGTTCGCTAGATAAGGCCAGACAGTTGCGACAGATGGCAAAGAAAATTCAACGGAAAAAATAATTCAAATCAAATATAGATATGAGCAAATATCAAACAGAAGCTGGGATAGAATGTACTCCCGAAGAAGATAAGTTAATTGACTCTTTGAAACGACTTGCAAAAAAGTGGGAAAAGGACGGTAAACGCCTTTGGCTGTATTCAGCCAGTGGTTCACTTCATGTAATGATGCATGGAGATACAGACTATAATCCTACACCGGAATTTACGCAATATGGAGGCAGCAACATTGAAAATAGTGTAACTACTATTGATGGCGTATTAAATGATGGTGGAGACTGGTAATAAGAAAGATATGAAACAGACAGTAGAAGCAGCAGCAAGTGAAAATATCCTATTTAATCATAGGACAGTTGACAGAACTTTGTTTGGTAAAGATTTGGCAAAATTTGGAGAGATAAATTTTATTCAAGGAGCCGAATGGCAATCCAAGCAATCTCCTTGGATAAGTGTTAAGGAACGGTTGCCTGAGCCAAATAAGCTTGTCCTTTGCAGAATGGTATCAAATGGAGCGATTGTTAGTGGCTATATCGTTGTTTCACCTGGGAGATCGCCATACGTTGCGACAGACGGAGGATTTGAATTTGAGGATTGGAACGACTACGAGTGTGACATGTGGATGCCTATCCCTTCTTTTGATGATATACTAGAAGCCAACAAGGATGTACTTGAACGGATTAAAGAGAAAGGAGATTAAAATATGCAGAACGAAATTTTTTGGAATGAAAATACTTGTTATGAGATTTATAATCCATATAGTGATATTTCTCCTTTAGAACCGTGTGATGCACCCAAAATGAAAAAATATCGCCCAAAAGATGATAGGTGTACAAACAAGCAGATTGCGAAACGCAGGAAGAAGAATAAAAACCGTAAAACGCATAGGAGAAAATAATTATGGAAGTAAAAAACGGAATAATAATTGATGGAGTGCTGCATGAAATGATTGATGCGTTCACTATAAATTTTGGTTGCAGTAAATGTTCATTGCGTAAGGAATGCGATGAGTGTGAGATGAGGCATGAAACATATCTATGCAATGTGATGGGTTGTTTCTGTTTTGTCAGTCGTGGTAAAGTAACAGATATTAAAACAGAGAAGGAGGAACAATCATGTGTAATTCAATAGAATGGGGCAGATGCGAAATATGTGGAAAAGAAACCCAGTTGGAACGTACTTATTTTTACTATCCAATTCATTGTGAATGTTGTGGCAATAAGGAAAACAGACATTTTGAAATGATAAGACATTGTAAAAAATGTCCTGCCCCTATGCCTAAAGAAATACATCCACTATGTAAGGCAATGGACGGTAAGACTTATCATGCGAGTGTTTCCAATATGCTTCCCATTGATATTCATGGAGAGTTTATTATAAATGAGCGAATAATTAAGGAGGAATAATGAAAGCAAGAATAAAATCAACAGGAGTTTTGGTAGATGTAATTCCCAAAGTAAATATCAACGCGCAACATAGCGGAGATAACCTATATGTGTGCGATAATATGGTTTTCAGAGAATGCGAACTTGATTTTTTGAATGTTGGGAATTTAGTAATTGATTGGGAACAACGTAGGTACGAATTAGCGAAAGATATTATTAAGGCTGTTGTAGCAGATGACTGTGGGGGTAATTCTGATGCAATCGCTAAATATGCGGTTAATTGCGCTGATGCACTAATTAAAAGATTAAAGGAGGTGAATAATGAATAGCGTACAGACACAAACACTTTCCATTAAAGGAAATGGAGGTGGTGAAGCGTATATTGACTTTTGCGATGGACAATTGTGTGTTTCTGTTGTTATAGAAGGGAAACAGGCGGATTTTAACTTTGAGCCTGTTACTCTACGAATGTTTGCCCATGCTTATAAGTTGCATTGTGAAGAGTGTGAAGAATGTGAAAAGAAGAAAGGAGAATAACTATGAAAGTGTTAAGAGATAAAACTCCTGTCGCTCGTAAAGAGCACAGGTGCAATTTTTGCGGTGGAGTAATTTCCGTTGGAGAAAAATACAACAGACAGACCAATGTTTATGACGGTCGTGTTGATGACTGGGTATCCCACTGTGAATGTTCCAAGTTAGCCTGTGAACTTGATATGTTTGATGATTGCGATGAAGGACTTGACGATGATGGATTTATAGATAACCTTAATCAGTATGTTTACGACAATCATTATGACGATAAAATAGATGATATTGCGAAGGATTGGCAATTACCACGTTATGAATTAGTACAGAAAGTGTTGAATGAATTAAATAAGAAATAGTTATGACCGAAGAACTTGTAACTTTAAAAACAGCGAAGATTCTAAAAGAGAAAGGATTTAATGAATTTTGCAAAGATATCATTAACGATAACGGCAAGCTAATGGAAACCGTATATCGAACCAATAATGATCTTCCTAAATCATTCTATTCTTGTCCTACTCAATCCATCGCCCAGAAATGGCTGCGTGAAATAAGAGGTGTGTATGTATATGTAGAACCTGTTATTGGAAAAAGATGGAAGCTTTCTTTTTGTGATTTCAATGTTCCAACAGAAGAAAGCGACTGGATGGAGAACGAAATAAACAAAGGGAATGGCTATAAAGTATATGTCACCTACGAGGAAGCACTGGAAGCCGGGATACAAGAAGCATTAATGTTGATATAA